TGTCAATCGTCAATGCAGCCAAGAGGGGCAAGGACTACAGCCTGAAGCGAGCACTGATGGAGAGTAGCCGAATCGCAAAGATGGCCCGGTTCACAGGCACGGGTGAACTCACCGCCATGCGAGACAAGTACATCAAGAAAGCACTCAAGGCTGTGAAGGACTACGGTCTTGCACCTGTCGGCTACATCCATATGTGGCGGGATAACAATCAGTGGGCCGGTGTGTTCATGGCATCGTGTGACGACCTGGACGAGGTTGACGAGGCGCTGGAGGCAGGGTTCAGGGCGACGGTAGTGCTGCCCCCCACTCATACCGAGCGCGAGTTCACAACGCCAGGAGGAGCCAAGGGCATCGTCTGCCCTGCCATGGTGGCAAAGGACATGGGCAAGAGCCTGACGTGCAACGACTGTCTGTTGTGTGACGGCTCCCGACCTGGACCAGTGATTGGATTCCCCAACCACGGACCCAAGCACCGCCACCTACGGCAACCAATCAAGAGCAAGAAGAAATCAGAATGGAAGTCCGTTGAACTGAAGCGGGCTTCAATCGAAGACTTAGACATTTAACCAACCAACAACAAAGAGAGGCAACCAATGAAAGGCGAATACAAAACACACAGCGAACCGGGCAACGAACAGTACATCATCACAGTTAGGTGGCCGGTGTACATCGAGATGCGAATCGAGGCACCGACAGAGGAGAAGGCTATCGACTTGGTCGAGACACACCTCATGGCAGATGACTTCAATCACCGGGTACCGAGTTCCGTCGAGTTCCGTTGCGGTCCTCCAGGTGAGGCGCTTCATGACATGCAGGCTTTAGTCTGGGATGAGCACATGGAGATCGTCGAGGTCGAGCAGGACAGTCCACCCACAACCCTGGAAGGTGAGTGATGGAATGCCACGTTTGCGGCGAGATTGACACAGCAGACAACTGGTGCAAGTGCATCATCTGTGATGAATGTGGGACCAAAACGCCCGAAGAGAAAATCGTCCACATCAGTCTTGCCACAATCTCTCGTGCGGCGAAAGAAGGAATGTGGTGCAGCGCTCAATGCGCGGAAGGAGGTGAGTGATGGGAACTTACTACGGATGGAACAGCAGAAAGGATGTCGTCGAACACCTCGTCGATTCATACAGCGGCGAGCGATTCAGCATCATCGACCGCAAAGCCAAAAACTTTGGACGGCATCTATGGATGCTCATTCAACCAAAGCAAGGGCCATCGTTTGTCTGCCTGTTCAAGTTGTCATCATACGGCGGCGACTGGGGATACAAAGCCATCGATGAGTCGATGGGGCCTTGCTACTGGGATTGCCCCGTGTCGCTCATTCAGCAAGCTGACCCGCCGACGACTGAGTACGCAACACAATGGAGGAACGAGGTTCTTCAACAACAAAGTTCTCAGAAGAGAAGTACACAACAACAACAACACAAGAGAGGTAACTAATGAAAAAATATGAAGTGCAACTGCAAAAGCTGATCACGGTGGTAGTGCATGTCGAATCGGAGTGTGAGGAAGATGCCGAGGTGGTAGCAGAAACATCGGTTGATTTTGACGAGTACCCCGGCAACAACTCTATCGGATTCAAGTCTTGCGACGGTAGCGTAGAGATTGAAGGAGTCTACTTTGAAGCCACTGTAAGTGAGCCACGAGTCACAAAATTAATCAACTAAGGAGACATCAATGAAAACAGTAATCCATGTCAATCAACATGTGATCCGGGCAAACAAGAAGAAAGGAGAGAACAACCCGGTCATCACATGCAAAAACTACAAGTCAAACACCTACGCACATGAGGCAATCATCCTTGATGCGAACGGTGAAGAGGTGGCGCGAGTGGTCTACCGACCAAACAAACCACTGCCTTGTGGTGCTCATGTGTGGATTGAAACCCAGCACGAGGTGAAGACCAACAACGACGAGGAGTACAACCAAACCTGTGAAGCAATGGACAGACTAACCAACCAAACCCAAGACATCTGGAATGAGGTGACATATGAATATACCTAATGACTACTACGCATTCGCTGCTCTATACAAGAGGCTGTTCTTTCAATGGATGGGATCCAATCGGAACGTCAGCCTTACAAAGAAAAGCGAGGTAGTGACAACCCTAAAAGAAATGACCAGGCTTCATCCCTATTGGGTGGAGATGGCCGACAATGAAATCGTAGACGACCTGCGATTGCACAACGACATGAACGCATTCAACATAAAGGACGTGACATAAACAAAAGATTGTGATAAGGTATCAGTACACAAACAAACTTGAGAGGCAACCAATGAAAGATACTAAAACAAAATGGGATCCGTACACTCACATCACCGACCTTGTAATCCAGGGACTGGAGAAAGGAGTAGGACCATGGTCAAGACCCTGGAAGGTCAAGCCCGGAAGCGGTGCTGAACTGAACGGAGTGCTACCCTTCAACCCCTACACTAAGTCAGGCGGTCGAGAATACAACGGCAACAACGCATGGTTGCTCGCTATCCGAGGCATGGCTTATGGATGGTCAGACCCAAGGTTCTGCACGTTCAAGCAAATGAAGAAGGGCTGGAAGGTAAAGAAAGACCAGAGCGGCGCTAACGGTGGGCCTGGCCCATCGCATGTGTACTTCTTTGTCGTGAAGAACTATCCCAGGACGAACGTGGAAACGGGCGAACCGATGCTTGATTCCAATGGCCAGCCCATGATGTGGACATCCTTCAAGCCAAAGGTGTACCGAGTGTGGAACTTTGAACAACTCGAAGGTCCAGAGCCGTGGGTGAACGAGGACGAAGAGGTTGAGGAAACCACCGAGCAAGAGCACACCGAACTCAAGCACAAGAAAGCTTGGGGGGTCATCGAGCAGTGGCGCAAGGTTGTCCCCACTAAGTTTGGTGGGGGCCGAGCATTCTATGTTCCGTCTGCTGACCGCATCCAACTGCCAGAGTACGAGGCATTCGACTCAGAAGAGGACGCGCTGTGTACCGAGTTCCATGAGGACATCCACTCTACGGGGCACGAGTCACGAGAGAACCGGGACTTCTCAGGACGATTCGGCAACGCTGCATACGCCTTTGAGGAGTTGGTAGCAGAGCTTGGGGCAGCCAACCTAATGGCTGCGACCGGAGTTGTAGGCTCAGGCGTTGTTCGAGAAGACCACGTTCAGTACATGGCGCATTGGATCAAGGTGCTCAAGAAGGACAACCGAGCACTGTTCACGGCAAGCAAGCTTGCCCGTGAGGCGACCGAGCGGATCCTTGCCAACGCAGAAAAGAAAGCTGTCGCAGACAAATCAGCGGCATAAACATCAACGACCTGGGTATGTCAGTAAACTGCCCGAACCATTGGAGGCAACCATGCAGAGCATTTTAGAACCTTGGCGAGATGCCAGGATATATTTCTACCTTTATATCTGTGACCCTGAACAGTTAGATGTAGAGGCTCCTGAACCGCTACTACCCGAGCACTTACCACAGCTACATGGGTCAGGCGCAAACGGCGTAAGCCTTTATGTGACGGACATTTATTACAAACTTGAGTCTCTGTGTGCAGAGCAAGCAAAGCTATCTGCATATGGTCTGGCCATGCTTGATGGCTGGTGTACAGATGGAACGATGTCGTACTTGGAAACTGTTTACTACAGGTGTGACGATGAAGCAGAGGTAATTGAAGAATGAGAACTATGACTAAGACACACATTGCTGCAATGGTTGGCAGCTATCTTGCGATGCGAAAGAAACCACAGAACGTCTTTCTTCACCATGAAATACCAGAAGAGAACCTGTTGATGTCGAACCTTTCCAGATGGAATGACGAAGAGGATTGGATCCTTGATAAAGGATGGGACTACATCACTGGCGCTATCAACTACTACAGGTACGGCTTTCCGTTGTCTCCTGGCGAAATGTTCAAGGCCACAAAGGTTTACGAAGAAGAGGTTCGAAGATCGTTTGAAAACGAAGAGGACTTCTGCGACTACTACCAGCCAAGCGGTGCCGCTACCGTCATACGATTGATGAGGGACGCAGCACGCAGCAAGGCAAGAGAACTATACCCATTTCCATATAAGCCAGAGGCGTTGCCTGGGTACAGCGCAACTCCCTGGATTATCAAAGAGCTTCCCGATGACTTGGCAATCACGTCACCAGTCGGGTTGTTCTCAACCACCGCTGACAGGCCGGATAACTAAAAAAGGAGGAGGCTCCTGCGCGTCTGTCATCCCGCTGGCACACCGGGATCCTTTTTATACACAGTGTGCCACACTTTATACACAAACAACTGAGGCAACAATGAGAGAGTTTACTAATCGACAAATGGCCGCTGCTTTCAGAAGCATCGGTTTCAAGAAATCAAACCTACAATTCGCACGCAATGGCTTTAGCTATAAGCATCCAGACGGTGATGCGATCTTTACCTTTGGCAAGGCTGAGGGCACGAACGTCCTGTCAAGCGCACCTGGAGAGTCCAGGCTTTGGTCCTTCCCTCTTGGGATTACGGAGGAGAAGTTCTTTGAGTTCCAAGAAGCAGGCATTGTGTTTCCTTGGGACACGTTGAACCAACGGGTAGGCCAACACATCACCAATCGGGAAGTGCTGCTGTGTGTGGCACGAGCCTATGGATCCATGGTTGAGCGACGGGCAAAGCTCGAAGGAGGTGAGGAATGAGAGTCTATTGCGTTGAGACAAACATCTGTGAGCCTTTCATCCAGTACTTCCGGTCACACGTTGCGGCCAGAAAGAGCGCGGTCCAAATCGTTCGGGACTTTGTTCAAGAGGAGCGCAAGTACAACAAGAGCTTTCGGCTGTCAGATATTGGGTATGACATCTCTATTCAGATCAAGGCATGCACTGTTGCTAAGACAGACAAGCAAACCATCGTCACGCTGCTCAACAGAGATGCACTGACGATGGAAGAACAAGTCGTTGAGGAATGGGATCCACAACAAAAGTGGACAAAGCACAACAAAGAAGGAGGTGAGTAATGAGCAACATAGACTTCATCCTTGATGCCTTCAATGACGAGGGCTTCAAGGGTGCGTCCACCTTTGAAGAGTGGAGAAGAAGACAAGACAACCAGCAGGCTCGCAGGAGTGAGGTTGACCTACAACAAAGCATTACAAGGTTTGGTGACATGCGTGTTGCCATGCGTTGGAATGAGGCAAGAGAGGACGCCAGACAATCAGACGCCATGGACATTCTCTTGGGCATGATGGGAATGGACAAAAGAAACTTTGGTATACAGCCAAACATGGAGGTGAAGGCAGGAGATCCCAAAGACTTAAGAGTGGGCAGCCTCAGTGACTACAAGCTGTTCGATCAAGAGCCAAGCGTCTGGTTCAAAGAACTACTAAGCAGGACCAACATCATTGCCTTTCCTGCTTGGTGGGCCGAAGAAGCGGAGAAGCAACGGCACATCTATTTGAGTGTAGAGTCAACTAAGAACATGCGTGTTCCTTTTCCAAGGTGTTCGACAGGGTTTATTCTTGAGGCTTGGAACAAGTGGTATCCGCAACAGAATGCGGATGAGTTGAAGCAATGGCAGGAAGATCACCGGGAACTCTCACGGCAAATATGCGAGGCAACACCATTCCCAGAGATGATTCCATACTCATCTACCTTCATTGCTTTAGAGCAAGTCGAAGGAGAAGGGGCGGTTCTGTTGTACCAAAGAGTAGATAACCAGCAAAGCACGGTGCGTGAGTACAACTGCCCTACACATGCTTTCCCTTTCAAGGCAAGCACACACGCTGTACCGCTTGACGCGATTTACTGCGTTGGTTTCCTTCTGGTTCAGATGAAGAACCCAAAGGGAAGCATAGGGACAATCGTTCTGGGTCTTCATCACGGGTATGTGTTCTCTAATGAACACTGTCCACCAAACAAAGACTTCGTCAAGGTTCCTTTTACATCACTCCTGTACATAGAAACCAATAAGGAAATGACGATAGCCCGTCCGGGCAAACCTCCTCAGCTAAAAGCTGTAGCTGAGTGGACCCCTAAAGGGTCTACTATCTGCATGACAGTGACGAAAGTCATTCAAGCAATCAATGATCATCGCACGGTTCAGACGGTGTTTAGCAAATCGCAGAAGCGTAAGAAGAAGAAGCTCAAGAAGTCGAGAGGCATCACTGTTAGACAGTCCCGGTACACCAGAGTTCAGATGAGTAGCGGCACAGTTACTCCTCAAAATAGAGAGGAAGGCAGCGGCATATTGCCTCGTTGGAAACTGGGACACAGGATTTCGTGCCGCTCACATGAGCGGTGCTACATCAAGAACGGACCACTGCCCCTTACAGATGATGTTCGCAAGGACCTGATTGAGCGAGGCTACACCATCTACACCGACAACCTGGACATCGGGCCAAGGGATGCAAGGAGAATGAGGGACCGGCGTGCTCGTTGGCCAGACGGTGTGCGCTTCACGGCCATCAAGACAACCATCATCAAAGAGCATGAGCGAGGACCAAAGGACAAGGAGGTAGTGCCTATGATTCTGGTTCCGAAGTCAGAGGTAGTGAAAGACACGATGGAATTTGAGTTCAACAACAAACTAAAAGGAGATGAGGAATGATTGAACAAATAGCACTGGGAGTCGCATTGTTTGTATGCGGCTTCATTATAGGAAGGAGAGTAGAGCGAGACATTACTGAATACTCTCTGCGAAGGGCAGGCATTGAGCTTGTTGAGGAGGAGGATTTGGAATGACTGCGATCAGAATCACAAACGAGGAACTACCAGTTCTTATGGAGGCGCTGCACTTCCTTGGTGCTGAGCTTCACCAGAGAATCAATACATATGACCACGACAGTCAACTCAGGTGCTCAGAGAAGATGAGGCTTCTTGACCACTTGATAGACGCTTTGAACCATACCCCCAAGGAGGCAACCAATGGGAACGAGATGCATTACCAAATTCTTTGAGAGAGGTGTGCCTGTATGCGCTGTATACAGACACTGGGACGGAAACCCTGAGATAGCAATGGCTGACTTGATTCGCTTCTTAGTAGAGCTTGAAATCAAGGTGACGGATGGCCCGATGTCAAGGACAGCACTTGACGAACCACGGCTTCTTGCAGCCAGATATGTAGTGTACCTGGCGGAGTTGTTCGCTGAAGAATGGGACGAGCTTCCTATAAACTTCACTGGTGTTGAGTTTGTGGAGCCAGAATCCTACTGCTTCTACGAATACCATGTGCATTGCGACAGGACAGGTCCTCTTTCGAGAAACCTTCCAGACATCAGAGCTTATGAACAAGGCTCTCCGATGTTTGAGAACATCGGTAAGTATAGAGTGCAAGCATTCCACGAACTAGATCTGACAGATTGCGAAACAAGATTGACCGCAAAGTAGTAAAGATGATAGCTATATTGGCTACTAACCCAGAAAGGAGGGGTCAAATGGCTCGTAAACCTGCACATACAATCAAAGTAAACCGTGGCCTTAAGGCGCTGGCTAAAGACACTGACTGTCTTTACAAAGCATTCTTGGCCAGCAACGACGGCGCTACTCCTAAAGAGCGAGAAGATGTTCGTCACGCACTGAAGTTCTTGTCTGGACTTCACGCATGGTGGTCTGACAAACGGTCCTGATGTTGGTTGGGAGTCGCACAGGGAGGCATGGCGACGAGACAAGAGATGCCTCATCTCAAAGTAAGTAGACCTGGCTCTTAAATTAGAGTGAATGTTTAAGAGTGAAACGGCTGAGCAGGAAGGCATGTCAGCGGTCGGATAGATGCCTTATTTACTTGACAAGCAGTACAATAAAATGATACACAATAATATCCACTAAGGATAAAACAAAGAGGCAACTAAAAATGGAAAGAGAAATTCAAAACGGTCTTGAGGGACTGTCACACGAAACCTTGGTCGCGATCTCAAAGCTTGTGGATAAGGCCAAGCTTACCGCAGCACGGGAGTCGATTGATCCTGGCATTCACATCATTGACTTGCTCCTGGTGGGGCAGCTTGAGTTGGAGGTCAAGAAGGACTACATCCGCAAGGGTACGAGTCGCATTCCTTACACTCGTGTCATTGCCATGCTTCTTCAGCGTGCGGGAGTGACGGGTGAGGCTTCCCTCAAGGTTCTTGAGGAGGTCTTGAAGGAAGCCCACGAGATGGGCAAGGACTCCGCCACCGAGCTTGAGAAGGCCGTTCCTGTAGCGAAGGGGCTCAAGGCGTTCTCCGAACTCGTCAACAAGAGTCTCCCACCAATCGACTGCAAAGGCGCAACTAAAGTGTCGAGCGTTGGGTTGGTTGCTCAAGAGCGCAGGCTTACACGCTCTGAGGCAGAGCTACTGTTCCCCGGCAACGGCCCACAAGAAGGGCAAGACGAGGTGGCAGATGAAGCTTGAGGATCAAATCCACATGGACCTAAGCGTTCAAGAAGCCCTGATGATTCTTTCAGGGCTTCAACGCGAGGTTCTTTTCTATAAACACAAGAGCGATCTTCCATATTCGGAAGAGAGAATTGAGGAAATCAAAGTCCTCAACAGAAAGGTCAAGGTCTTCCTCTTTGGAGAGGAGGCTGTGGCTCACGCGGAAGAACAACTAGGAGGTAGTAATGACGGTCAATAAGATTGAGCCACGGAAGTTTATCGAGGCGTGGCAGACATCCGACAACACAAAGCAGGTAGCTGACAAGCTTGGGATTGAGTGGTGCCAGAATGCCGCGTCCAAACTTGGCTCGCGAGCTTGCTTCTATCGATCTAAGGGAGTAGCCCTCAAGAGCTTTGGAAAGGGCCGGAGGCCAAGCATCAAACTGGATTGGGATGACCTATCAGAAGTAGCGGAGATGTACAATGAGCAATGATCTAAGAGAGTGGCTTCAAAAAAAGCCTGGTGCAGCCAGCCGGTTCGTTCATATCTGGCAAGGCTCAGACAACGTTAGGCAAGTAATCAACGCGCTTGGGTTTACTGACACCAAAGCAGTGCGCCAAGACATGTACCATGTTGCACGACGCATGCGGTCCAAGGGAGTAGACCTCAAGAAGTTTCCTGCGTTTGCAAGCGGGAGAAAGAAAGCGTTAGATTGGGAGTCACTTGCAAAATACGCAGAGTCTTTCAATGACAACTCCAAATAGAAAGTTTCCAAAGCGCACAGAGTTTGATGAGTATGCTTTAGAGAAGAGCAATGTTGCTTCACGCCATGCGTTCTACCGTGCTTTCGGTGAAGGCAAATCGGTGAAAGAAAGCTGGGACATTGCTGAGAAAGAGAGAAACAAAGTCTACGAGGCGACAACCGGGGAGCCACTTCCTGGTGGTATCAGGTCATACGGAGACGTGAGTAGTCTCGAAGACGAGCCATGACTTCTTTCTTATCCGACTCTGTCTTTGGAACTCCTATCTCTACAGCGCGTGCAAGCCTGCGATGATCTTTCTTCTTGTGCTCCAAGTAGACCCTGATCGCAGTCCTTGCCTCGTTGTCAGAGAGCAGAATGCGGAAGGCCGTTCCGGCTCGTTGCTTTAGTTGTGATGCAACTAGAACAACAGCCGGGTCGTTCTCCTGCATTGCCTGCTTACACATTTCAATATCAAGCAAGTCCACGTCGAGAGCGGCATCAAAGTCAGCCTGTTTAGGCTCAGGAAAGAACTCAGTTCTTATTGTGTTCTGCTTCCTGTCAGTTCTTCTGCCGCCATACACGACGCGGACATCACGCCAAGCTGTTGTCCTGGTCACACCGAACCGATCTTGCAACGCACGACGAACCTCTTTGTCGGTGAATCCTGAATTGATCATTCGGCTCGCAACGTCCACGCGCTCTTCAGCATCACGGCAAACCTTAGCCATAGGACCTTCACATGTCTGATTATCCTTCGATGCCATTTGGAAACCCATCCGCGCCAACCTGGCGCAAAGCATTAGATGTTGCGGAAGGCAAAGCCGTTCCGATAACACCCACTCACTATATCGTTGTTCAGCTTTGGTTAGCTTGGAGAATGGTTCAGTACGAAACCGGAGACGACACCGACATCGTTACGTTTGCTGCTGACTGTAATGCAACAGCGCGTGAAGCGACATCAGCCCTGGCAGGAACAATCAACAGCCAAAAGTTCACGATGAACGGTGTGATCCGCTGGGCAAGCGCAATCTCAAATGCGTGGAAAGATCGTGGCGTAAGTTACGAACTCTGGATTGTTGTTCGGCCAGATGGAACCGGCACTGTAATCCCAAGACAACTGAACCAGGAGAACGAAAATGCATGAGCAAATGATCGGTGTTCCACAGAGCGCCTTGTACTTTCCCTTATCGGTACTCGTCTTTATACTGATCTCTCGAATCGTAGGACACATACTTCTGTGGAAGTGCCCAAAAGCTTTTGAGCATCGTCAGGCAATGGGGGTTGGCTTTGGGATAACGTTCCACACAGCCTTCTTTTCCACCATGATTGTCTTGTATTGTATGAACTTAGATTAGTTTGCAGTTCTGCTTTCTCTTGAAATGTTCACCCATTGGCATCGACTGCACCACGTTGCGCCTTTGAACGTTCCAGCAATCACCCGGATGTACGGAGGAAACGGCGCTCCCCTACTCATACATACAGGGCACACAGCGTCCAACACTTCCCCAAGCCTGCCGTCAAGCATCACCCGTGTTCCCGCGCTAAAGCATTGTCTAAGCGGTTCAGTTGTGTTTATCTCTGGAAAGAGTGAGATGACCATGGGTAATGAGAACAACAAGCAGAATGGAACGGGTAAGTATGATTTCTTTATATCAGACCGGCTCGTTGAGAGGGGTATAGAAAATCGTAAAACACGACCAAAGTATTGGTCGGCATGGCAGGAAGATCCTAAGCTGGCCGGGATCGTTGCTTCTTTTGAAAGCGCATTGGGCGAGCGCCTATCTGTCATTGGCGTCTCAGACACAGGCGTACCGCTACTAAACATTACCTCATCAAGGAAATCCATTCGCGCGAAAGCAAAGAAAGTAGGCCTTGTTTGGGGCAGGTGGCCTCGTGAATGCGGTTCATTTGTGACGTGCTGGCTTCCAGGTAGGCCCACCGAACCGTTACCGTCAAACCCATACCTTGCTTCTCAAATGGATTGACAGCAGCAGGATTTAGATTACACTTAAGGTGTCGATAATTTGGTTGCCTCTAGATTACCGACTTTGTGTACATGCACCCAGAGAGGACCCACCTCTCTGGGTGTCATGCTTTTGGGGTGTAGTTCAATTGGCAGAACGCCTGACTGTTAATCAGGAAGTTGCAGGTTCGAGTCCTGCTGCCCCAGCCTTATCAAGCCTTCTTCTTGGCAGGAGCTTTCTTCTTAGGCGCTGCCTTCTTCTTGGCAGGAGCCTTCTTCTTAGGCGCTGCCTTCTTCTTAGGCGCTGCCTTCTTCACGACAACATCATCTGGTGTGCCAAGCTTTCCATCATCACCAGGCATAATCTCTACATCGATAAAACCAACAGATGCCTTTGCGCTGCCCGATGTTCCGCTAAGTTCCAGTGCATAGATATGCGCCAGCAAATCACGAATAGGTTTGCAATGGCGACACGCGCCACGGTTGTTGTGTAGACATCGAGATCCAGGGTAATACTCACCGGACTCAGGACAGGCAGTCTGCTTTTCGTATTGTGCAAGCTGCGATTTAGAAAGAAGAGACGGTTGTAGTGCCATTGTTTACTCCTAAATGGGAGTAAAGTCTATCACCAATCTTGTCCACTTTCGTATATATCATCAATGTCTGCACGCTTTCTCATGGCTGATTGCTTTATGTATGAGTCAACCATATCAAGACGATCAGAAAACTTCTGGTGGTTGGCGTTCCAGTCGAGAAGAACCGTGCCGGTTGGACCATTCCGTTGCTTTGCAATGATGGCCTCGGCATGATTTGGGTTTGCCTTTGGGTCATAGTAATGGTGCCGGTACAAAAAGATAGCCACATCAGCGTCTTGTTCCAACGACCCCGAGCCTCTAAGGTCGGAAAGCTTAGGCCGCTTGTTGGTCCTTGCTTCACAACCTCGATTCAACTGAGCCAAACACAGGACAGGAATAGAAAGGTTCCGCGATAAGATCTTCATCGAAGTGGAGATCTGTGCAACCGACTGCTCAACGCTCTCTGCATTTGGTTGCTTGATTAGCTGAAGGTAATCCACGATGATCAGGCCCAGGTCTGGCCGCATTGCCTTTAGCCGTCTCGCTTTCGCAGAGATCTTGGCTACGCTAATGCCGGACTCATCATGAACAAAAAATGGTGCGTTGTGTATAAACTCAAGCGCATCGCTATCCAAACGATCCCAATCCTTCAAGTTCAGCGAACCGCTTCGGATCTTACTTGAATCAACACCGGACAATGACGACGCTACACGATCAATCAAGGCCCCCCTGTCCATTTCAAGAGAGAAGAAACCAACAGGAATGTTGGAGCGCAATGCTTCTACAGCAATGTTCAGCGCCATTGCCGTCTTTCCCATTGAAGGGCGGGCCGCCAGAAGAATCAGTCCCGGCTCAATACTGCAAAGCTTTCTGTCGAGATCAGGTATGCCGGTCTTAAGTTTTACAGTAGTGGGATTCTTGTGCTGTTCAACACGGGACTCCCATCTGTTCTGCGCGTCAAGAGCCATGCTCGACCCATTGTGCCAGTCAGTCTGAGACTGATCGCCTGCAATATTCAACAGGTTCTTTTGGGCTGACTCGATAAGCTCATCAAGCTCAAGAGATGGATCAGATGAGTTGCTGATTAGCTTTTGAGAAGCCAGCACCATTTTGCGACGAATAGATGTTTCCTTTATTCTTTCCGCGTACTCGGGAACAATCATTGGAATGCAAGCGTAATCACCCATTTCCGAAATATTGGTTAAGCTTCCGTACTTTGCTGAGTCCAAATCAATGATGTGCTGAGACACCACTAAACTATCAAAATACTTAGACTGTCTTCGAAAGGTTTTTAGTAGATCAAACAATCTGCCATTGGCCGTGACAGAGAAATCATGCTTCGATAAAATCCCATCAACCTCATCAATCAACTCATGGTTCATGAGTATTGCGCCTAAGAGCGCTTTTTCTATCTGGACTGTTGCGGGAAGTTTTTTAATTTCCAATGGTTGCCTCGTTTATCAATTGAATTGGTTGCCTAAAGTTCTTGTGTTCTTTTCGAAATGCGGCGCAAAACGCCGCCTTCATCTTTGAAAGAATGTACTCCCCGGTCGCGTCACCGAGAGCGCACCACCCACCAATCGCATCCAGCCCGGCAAGCATCGCCTCGTTGGTGCGATCATCACGACTGAACCTTGGTGGTTCTGCGCCAAGCTCTCCGACCGCCTGGAGCAATGAAGCCCACCCGCGCTCACTCATCTGGTCACGCTCGTTCTCATTTTGAGTCTCTGAAATCCACGCCGACCCATCCCACCTTTCGTTGGCGATAGTGACGTTTCGGTCCACCTTCTCGCGATTGAGAAGATTGGAGACATCCATGTACCCACCCTTTCTCCAGCCATCGACCAGGAAGTCCCCGTCCGGGTACTCGAATGCCATTCGAATGACAAGCATTAGATCCTGTGGAGTGTGCCCACCTTTTAGGGCCGCACTCAATACGCGCTTACGCCCAGCAGTCATCTTGTTGGTGCGACCGGATCGCTTTCGTTGAAGCGTGTGCCACAGGTCAAACACTGCCTTAATGTTCATTTCGTGGGACGAAACCGGGACAGAACTGGGACGCTCAGTCTTAGTGATTTCAACTACTTGTGCGTCACGAGTCTCGCTTTTCTGGGACAAAACTGGGACGGAAGTGGGACGCGACTTGTCGTGCTGTTCGATAAACTGACGAGTCTTCCGTTCTGCCCAGCCCCAACGATTAGCTAAGCGGCGACGGCCAGGACGAGTCTTTTGGGAATCCCAACAGGAAAGATCAATTGATACGGCTTCTTCAACCCACGGCTTTGAAAGAGTCTTGGCAAGCACCTGCCATGCACCAAACTCACAAACAAACCCTGACTTTTCAACTGCCGATTCGCCCACCATTTCTGCCTGATCCCAAAGTGAAGTCCCTTCAGAATAGCGGAGCGTGAAGACCTGTCAAGGGAGATGACAAACGGTGACAATCCGATCTTTATCGCATTTCAATCAATGCATATAATGCCAGGCATGCGGCATCTGCTAAACCATCATGTGCCTTTCTTCTTCGCCCAGGCCGTAGGTCTAAACCCGGAACACGCTGCTCACAAACAAGAATAGAGCGGCCCTTTCCTTGGCCTGGCGCATCACGAAGTACGCGACTCATCCATGTCTTTGGGTGGACGCTAATCACAGGCACTTCGTAGCTGGCTAAAATGCCACGCCATAAACCCCAGCCAAGACCGATGGACAACATGCTGGTTCCACCTTGCCCAGGGCGAGCGCCTTGTTTTTCCACCGCTGCATACACGCGATCCTTATCAACCAGGCTTTGAATCGCCTCGGCCATTCGGTATTCGGCGTACTCACGCTTGCTTCCTTTACCGATGGGAACCGTAAACTCGGGTTTAGTCATCCAAGAACCAACTACTTTGCCCGCATCATCGATGGCCACAATAGCTCCATCCTTGCCAGGGTCCACTCCAAGAAAAATCATTCAACCTCCTCAATGTCTGGAACAAGATCATCAAACAGAAGAGAACCAGGAGAAACGCCAAGGACATCGGATAGATACACAATCCGGTTGTGTCTCGGAAGTACCGAGCCGGAAGTGTACTTCTTGAGTAACGAATAGCTGATCCCGTGCTCACGAGAGAACTCTCTCATCCCCTTGCCGGACACAGCTATGAGCCAGTGTAGGTTCTGCCCGAAAATCTTTGACCTGTCTTGCATGCGTGTTACTTACCATATGGTGGGCGCAAAAGCTAATCCCACCATTGACAGGGCTCATAAAATGAACCATGTTTGTGGTGCGGACAATTTTAGCCCCTTCAATCTAATACAATGGTGACATCATGAATATCATTCCAGAAGAACAACAGAGCCTCAGAACCAAAGACAAGGCGAATACAAAGAAGATTATCGACGTGTCTTTGCTCGAATCTATCGGCAGCAGAATGGTCACCAAGACTCTTCTAGAGGTTGACCCGAGTTTTCGAACGAAGGACATGATCTCAAGCTGGCGTATTCCAAACATTCTGAACGCAGTAGATGAATCGACTTGGTTCAACATGGTGTCTGCATGCCTTGACGGTCAGAAGAAAACTCTTGTGAATCAACAACCAAACGGTGATTGGCAGCCATGCGGATTTGAGTTCGACAAACGGGAAGACAGCGGCGTCCCCACGCTTGTCCTTGGTGTTCGATGGGCGGACCAGAATGGAGCCGAAGATCTTGCTTACCAGAACGGTGCTCCGGTTGTGAACGTCAGCGTAAAGACCGAGGCACCTCAAGAGAGCGCACAGCTTGCAGAACTACTTACGCTTCTCGCGCAAGGACAGATGTCTGTAAACGAAACGCTTGCTAGCCTCAAGGCGCAAGAGGACACCACTGAAACAACTAAGGGCCGTAAGCCAAAGGCTAAGTCGTAATATGTTCGTCGTCGGGATGAGCAGGGATGATAGTGCCAGCCTTCGAGAGACGGCCCGCCTCAGCAAGCTTTCGCCCTCTGTCGAGGGCTTGCCTGCGGTCTTCCCCGTTATCAATCTGGCGCTTCACATATTTTGCCGCACGGGCGATACCAGTATTTCCAAGTTTCTTTGTCATGAAAACATCATAGCCCATTAGCAGATTCGGAGGCAACCTTGTCGCACAGCATAGACTGGCATGAAGCCAGACGTAAAGGTCTTGGAGGGTCGGACATTGCGGCCATCCTTGGCCTATCCAAATGGCGAACACCCATGGATGTATGGGTAGAAAAGATGGGACTGGTAGAACCGAGCGAAGAGAACTACGCAATGATGCGTGGAAGGATTCTCGAAGACGCCATCGCACAGTGGTACGGCGAGTTTACTGGGTACGATCTTCATCCTGGTGAAGAGATGCCCATAGAAGGAAAACACCCTTGGATGTTGGCATCACCTGATCGATACGTCGATGACGACGTATCCCGTTTTATTTTGGAAGTCAAGAGCGCTCGTTCCGCAGATGACTGGGGCGCAATGGGAACTGCCAAAGTTCCGGTATACTACGCCACCCAGGGCGCTTGGTACATGGCATGTAAGAACATGGATCGTTGTGATTATGCTGCCCTGTTTATGATCAACGATGAGTTCAGGATGTACACAGTCCATAGGGATAAAGCTGTGGAGAACCGACTTGTTGAGGTTGCTGGTGACTGGTGGCAGAAGCACATAGTTAAAGGCGAGCAGCCTGATATGGATGGCTCGAATGCTGCATCTCAGTATCTACAGGACAAGTTTCCTGAAAACGCAATTGAGATGAGAAGCGCGACCATCGACGAGGAAGACCTGATGCTTGAGTTGGACAGTGTCCAAAACAAAATCAAGGAACTGGAGTCAACCAAGTCGAGGCTCCAAAACGAAATCAAAGCTTGTATTGGAGAGTCTTCAGGACTCTATACAGGTAGTGGTAAAGCCACCTGGAAGCTCCAAAAAGGACGAGCATCTATCGATACCAAGAGACTAAAAGAAGAGTTCCCAGACATTGCAAAGGAACTAACCAAACACTCCAAGCCTAAGCGTATGTTTCGCTTAGATATTAAACACAGAAAGAGGTAACCATGCCGAGAACTAATGAGATCGAGAAGAAAGAAGCGACACCAATGGTCAAGTTCAAAGACCTTGTCGATAAAATGAAGCCAGAGTTGATGGAGGTACTTCCAAAGCACCTGACTTCTGAGCGAATGGCAAAGGTGTTGATGATTGAAGCACACAACACACCAGCATTGCTGGAGTGCTCGTTCAAATCCATTGCCCAATCAGTCATGCTTTCAGCACAGATCGGGCTTGAGCCAGGCGGAATGCTTGGGCACATGTACTTCATTCCATTCAATGACCGTAAGTCTGGCAGCAAGACCTGCACTCCAATCATTGGGTACAAAGGGATGCTTGAGCTTGCCCGGCGTAGTGGCCAGGTCAAATGGCTTGATGCTCGCGTTGTTTACAAAGGAGAACCCTTTGGTGTGACTGCGGGTCTTCAGCCGGACATTACTCACGAGGTTCGTGGTGAGGTTGACCGAAATGATAAGAATGTTGTAGCTGCCTACGCTGTTGTAGTTCTTAAAGACGGCGGCCAATACTTTGAAGTGCTGTGGAAGAACGACATTGATCGTATCAAGAAGCGCTCACGCGGTGGCCGTAGTGGACCGTGGATTGACGACTACGCCAGGATGGCACGCAAGAGCGCCATTCGTGCATTGTTCAATGGTGGAGCGGTCCCAATGTCTGTTGAAATGGCGACAGCTATTGAAATCGACGGAGACAACCCGCACTACAACACTGACGTTATCGAGGCCACTGTTTCGAACAGCGGCTCACCAACAACGGCTAGCGCATCAGATGGAATGGACGGCCTTCGAGCAGTCCTTGTCAATGACGACGTAGCAGAAAGCTAAGCGGACTCACCTTCGCCACCTGGAGCGGCTTCATCTTCGGATGGGGCCGCTTCTTCTTTTGGTGCTGGTGCTTCTTCTGCTGGTGCTTCTTCTGCGGGAACCTCTTCTTCCGCTGCTTCTTCACCGGAGTCCATAAGGTGGCATGTGCCCAAGCTAGTGGAAATCACCACCACACCGCCAATCAAAGCGACCTTGAGATTCAGTTTCTTCCACAGTTCCTTCAGCTTTTCCATTCTATCTCCTAAGAAAGATCGTCCTCGGTGATCAATGTATAAGTAAACACCTCAGCCTTGGACGCTTTCCAGATCTTAACTGCTTCTTCCCAGTCCGCTAATCGTGCAAAAACCTGGCACCCTGCGGACCACTTATCTACTCGCGTAGAGTTAGCTCCTGCGTGATGCAAATTACAGCCGTACCACCCCTCGGTTCCGAGGTCATCTTCGTGTCCAAAATCAAGTATATTATCGCGGTTTCCATCACGCCATACGCGGATGGTCGAGGCTCTTTGGCATAGCGTTTCGTATTTTCCCCGATGCATGTCCCATTTGTAAGCACGATATTGGCCGGGAACCATGATCGCTGTCCCAGCCGCACGCCCGTAAACCTCAGGGTGTTCTAAGCAGTAAGTCCCTGGGTCTGTAGTGATACGATACTTCTTGTGCTGCCACAGTCCGTTGTTTACCCAAACCAAGTGCATCTCATCGTCAAAGCTATTGGAGATGGGGTTGTTTGAGCGGACACCAATGATGTTGATCTGTCCATCAGTGTACACGTCATAGTCTTTGGCCTTCAGAACGCCAATGATAGATGGCGGCTCATCCGAAACCTCGGGCTGCTTTGGCTCCTCCTGGTCCCTGAGAGCCTTCAAGGTGTTCGGCCCAACGATTCCATCAACACCGAGTCCAGCAGCAGCCTGGAAGCGCTTTACGGCCTTCTCTGTGCCGCGCCCAAAGATCCCATCAACTCCAATCTGTCCGTAGCCTTTGTCATTCAAAAGCTTCTGGACTTCTTTTACGTCACTGCCTCTACTTCCGTTTCGAAGGAGCATGTGGTGCCTCCAGTAAAGGCAGAGATGAAAATGATCTCTTCGGGGTGGGGTCCTGAACCGGAGGCTTTCTTGTCTTAACACTGGTTCGGACAACAGTCACAGAGGACTTCTTTACTTTTTTTACTTCCATCGAACGATGACGAAAAGAATGAGTCTTAGAAGTTTTCATGTGGAAATAAGAATCTTATAGGAAGCGGAAGCGCCTGGTGCGGTGCTAGCTGCTACAGATCCTGACGCAGCGCCAGCGGTTGTAACGCAAACAGCTTTTAGTCCGGCCCCGTATGATGTTCCTGTTGGGCTTGAGTATGTACGAGCAACATTAGCTGGACACATGAACACCCACTCCGGTTGAGTTGGGCTGTCCGTACCAATCGTAACGCTTCCAGTCGTATCAAACAGCTTTACATACACAGCAACATCGTTCGCAGTGTTGTCGATCTCTACCTTGTAGAGCGTGCCGCTTGAGCCGTCTAGTGTTTCTACGTTGTGGTCAGGATCAAGGTTTACACAATGAAACGAACCTACGTTTGCAACGACACCTGTTTTTACTAAAGCAGAAGCCATACTTACCTCACTACCATGTCAATCTTTACACCAGCGCCACTGTCAGGAGCGGCTGTGCCTGTCGTTCCTGAACTGTCTTCTGCTGCATAAGTCATATTTGTCAAAGAAAGCCCATCAACAATGGTCCAATAGGTGTGGCCATTATTGGTGCTTGTTCCGTCTGCTTTTAGAATGATGTCAGGATCTGTGGTTCCAACTGTTGCAGTTGTGGCATTGTAGATCTTGACGTAAGCAGGGTTTGAATGATTATGAAAAAAATGCATAGAGTAAATCGTGACAGAGCCGCCAAACACATCAGTTTCAGCGGCTTCCGTAGCGCCAGTATCTATGAATAGATAATCGGTTTCCGTGATGGAATATTTACCTGTAGTAATTCCCATTTATCCGTTCCTCCCAGAAGGAGCCGGTGGATTCGCAGGCTGATTTACGGGAGGGGCAGCCTGTGGCTTTTCTGCGATTGCTTGTTGAACAATATCAAGACAGCGCTTCAAGCCCTCTGGCATCCCGTCATCACGAGCAAGCACCTTCACATTGTATTTAGCTGAGTTGTCCGAAGATCGAGTGTTCTCGCTGTGCGATGCAACCGACCCATGAATCTTCACATCAACGCTTACGGGACCCCATCCGGCTTTGATTTCAGTATCAATCGTAGCCTCGTAGTCGCGGCTCGCTTTTTCTGAGGTACTTGACTTCACTTCCATCGTGAACTCAACCTCAACCTCTTTTACAGCCAACGACGGGGTGTTCAGGATGGCCAAAAGCGGAACGTCGAGTTTATTCTCAACCTCAGTGTATCCGCCCTGTCCGTCATTAACCGGCTTGGTGTACACAAAGTCCACCGTTCTGGTTTTCATGATTCCGTTTGCGTCTGCTTCAAGTCCAACATTCTGGATAAAGTCGGCAGTTGCTTTGGCAAGCTGCACTTGGGAATCACAAGCCGCCTTTAGTGGGCCACCGATCAGTTGATCCATTGGCAATCCGCCAAACTGATCTGACATTTTAACTAGGCCATCGGCCATGACGAACTCCTATGGAAGCAATTTAATAAGTTGATTGTCAATCCGAGCATAACCTTCGGGTGGCTCTTGCCCCTTGAAAGTTATTGAGATCTTAGCAGTATTACGTTTTTTCGCAAACCATCCATTTCCACCAACAGTTGGATTTATTTTTAGCTTGCGGTGAGTGCATCCCACATCGGCCCCATCTTCCATTCCCTGGAGTTCTACATCCATTTCAACAGTCAGGGCTTCGATAGCGAGCGACTGCCCGGTAACGAGTGTTTGCATGGGAACTTGGATGTCTTTCTCAGTCTGTTTGCCATCCTCCCACATAGGCAGACGAACCGTTACCATCCGAGGCTTGTAAACAGGAGTGCCATCAAGTGCCTTGTCTCCAGTATCAATCCAGTATTCCTGTTGTCGGATGTGATTCAGTTCATGCTGTTCAGCAATGTCTGTAGACTTTACTACTGCTTCTTGAATTGCCCCGACAAACTCATCCAGCGAGAAGTGCGCCATCTATTTTCCTCGTGCCTTGAACCCTGCCATATAAGCCTCGTACATGTACAGAACAAGGCCAGGGCTAATAAAGGGACTTATCTTATCGTCCTTCATCTCCGCGTATTGCATCTTCAAAAGCCAGCTTACAAAAGGCTTGTGGTACTGCCATTTTATCAAGCGGAAATCCTGTTCACATATCCAACAAGATTGACTTTACTAGCAGTCCCTGCGCTTGCCGTTACTCTGCGTAAAACACTACCTGTTCCACGAACAGGTAGCCCTGCTACCAATAAAGACAATCCAGATTTTGCTGGGACTGTGACTATGATTTTGTGTGAATCTGAAAAACCGTCAGCCACAATATAGCCAAAAGCAATTACCACTTCGATATCAGACGTGTGTACGTTCGTTGCCCACAACCAAACTTCATCTTTAACAGTTGCGGATGTGCCTGTGTCATGAACCTGAGTTGCGCTTGTGCCCAATACAATAGGGTTTCCGTCACCCTCGCTTCCACCTGGCGATAGATTTAACTTTGTATAGGTTGCCAAATCAACCTCCTATTGCTGTTGGCATTGAGACAATAACCCAGAAATCATACCAATACTGGACACCATTGACTCGTGAGCTTTCTTTAGCTCTTCTATTTCTTTCTCTGCCTGATGAAGAGCAAAGTTTGGGTCGGGGCATTCCTTCTCTTCGCTATGAGAACTATGAGTAAGCTCAAGACCCCCAACACCTATTGCAGAGCCGCCAGCAAGATAGACGAGTATCCAGCCCCACGGAGGCATGTTGGAAAAGGGATTGGTCGAGCCTTCACTCACGTTCCTTCTTTAGCACCCGCTCAAAAAGCTCTTCATACTTTCGGGTCATCATCGTGAGGGCTTTGCCCTGTCGTCGATTTGTGTTGATGAGGTACGCAATGAAGCCGCAAGTCATGCCTAAATCCAGGTAGCTCGCTACTACACTTGCCTCCACATCAACCTTCCATAAGGATCGCGATGCATTGCATGATCACCACTGTCGCAAGGATCAGCCCTTGTGCCTTGTGGATCTCTTTCTTGATGCCTTGAATGTCTTCTCGAATAGCTGACACCTCAGCCTCCGTAGTGTCAACGCGCTGACCAAGGACTGCTACATCAGTTTCGAGTTTTCGTACACGTTGCTCCATTCACTAGCCCCCAATGCTACCGCGTAAATACCACAGTTTTTCGTTAGCGGTAGCGCCTGTGAAGCTTGAGACTTCATCTTGCATGCAGGCAAGAAAGATTTCATCAGGAGTTACATCGGTAATTTGAAGCGCCCTATTGGCAGTACATTCGACTAAAGCATAGTTAGAATAAGAAGAACTTTTAGACGTAGAGCCCATGTCCACGCCCCACAATTCCCCAGCCTCTACGGCTTCGACTATATCGTCGGCTGCGCTGGTGCTGCTCGTCTCAAACAAACATATTGAAGCCATGAACTACTCCAGTGCGGCGCGTGCGGCAAGAGGCTGAAGCAAATACCTAAGCTTCTTGATGCGGATAACACCGCCCTTCTTTCCATTAACATCGAAACCAAACCAGCATGCCAAATACAGGTGCTTACCTCCAAACCTACATGCGTTGTTTGTGGTCGAGGTGGACGCGACCATTGGCCCAAATGGTGTAGTTGTAGAATAAGAACCAGATAACATCTGCTCATTGTAAGAACCGATGGGGTGCGCGGTCATATTTGTTGAGAGTCCGGCTTGGAACACAATAGCATCATGGGAGGTTGCGTCTCCACCCGGCTGGTTTCGCCAGATACGCCCACCCTGCGGACCTTTCCCATGACGGGTAAAAAGTCCTGACTTGTACAAGTCTAACTTCTGAGTAGCGTTGCTAAAGTTGTTAGGATCGTTAGCGCGATTCTTTGTCACATACGCACCAGCGTAGTTGCCAGAGCCGGGTAGAGGAGGATCTGTGCCCTGATCAGAATCATAGGCGATGATACCGCAAGCAGCGTGGACCTGATGTCCGTAAGCTTGATCAGATGTTCCATTGATCGGCCCGTTTGTGTGGTCGAACTGCATCTCCATTTTAAAAAGGGTGCTCTCACTTTGGTAGCTATTCGCCGCTTGACCCGCAGGAGTCGCCTGGTTTGCCCAGGGAGCAAACTTTACCTTCTTAATAAACCACAAGCCACCCTGTGTGGTGGTGATGTTCCTACAGTTGTACCCGCTGCCAATATCAGGGAAGGTGACGTGTAGTTGATCACCCGACATCGCCGCCGTTACGTTAATATCACCGATGCCAGATCCCTCGATTTTCTTCCAATCAGAGTCATCTATCATCTTGGTGAGATCAAAGTCCACCCAATCCTTCCAAGCGTTCCCGCCGCCAGAAGAAGGGGTTTTGGGGCCACGTCTTGGAATAAAGGTGGGGATCCGACTAACCCTTGGGGCGTATAACCCAACATCAAATCGGCTACGCCTACTCATCAGATGTCCATCCTGTTTACGAATCCAAAGATGTTGATCACGTTCGCTTGGGCCGCAAACGCCTTGACATAAAGGCCGTTCCGAAGTGGGATGCCCGGTGCAATCTGCACAAGACCGGCGTCCTCAGTGATATCAATGACAATCAAATCGTCAGCGGCTGTATCGCCCCACTCAATGGTTAGCTCAACTGCACCAGAATGCTGGTTGGCGCACCACAACCAGATTTCATCAATGTCGGTTGCATCGTTTACTGCCTGGTGGATGGTAACAGCAGCACCACTAGTGGTGCCCGTAACCTTGATTCCTCTGCCATGGGTGCTTCCGCTAAGAAGCTGCTTACTAATTGTAGCCATTGCGTGATCCTATGTAAAAACTTGCATGTGGAGAACGTGATTGAGGTCGGACCCTAAATCCGTCCAATCCAATGTCGCCTCGTTGCTCGAAACTGTTGACTGAAGAACTTTCCCGGTGGCCCCAACTGTAGCGGGAAGAATGATTTTGAAGTTCGAACCAATGTTTGCTGCTGCTAGAATCTGAACAAAGTTGGTGCCGTTATCAGAGTCTTCATTCAAAAGAAGGCTTGCCGCCGATGCTGTTGACCCGTAAACCCGAAGGCCGCCCGTGCCTTTTGGTTTCATTGAAATCGTAATGTTGGCCGAGTCACCAAGAGCGCTAATCGACGGAGCGCTTCCGTCTGCGGCGTTTTCAATCTCAACGTAGTTGACGGCACTCCCAACTTCACAGAACTTCAAAAGTTTAGCGTTATTGCTGTCAACAATAGCCTTACCATCAGCCATTTCAATGTCGCCAGGAACGACAATGTCACCATCTTCCTCAATGGTAAACACGGTAGCCAAGCTGTTGGCGCTACTGCCGGAAGCACCGGGTGCGGAACTTTTGAAGACAATAGATCCACCAGCGGCGTTTCCTGTGCTCTGCCCACCACTAATCGTCAGGCTCCTACCGGCAGTGTTGGTGCCAGAAACAGCAGCAATAGACATGGTAGCGTTTTGGCCGTTTGAATACTGAAGATCACCGCCGTTTACAGTGAGGTCACCATCAACCTGAGTGTTCCCAGATCCGTCAAACGAGATGCCCGCAGACCCACCGTTGTCTACGATGTTGTTGCCGGAGACTCTAAGGTCGCCAGCAAACACAACATTCTGAGCCTCATTGACTGTAATGGCGGCAACAAGACTGGACCCTGTATGCGTAGACAGGATCATCTTGCCTTTGGTGTCGTCAGAAGAGCCGCTATGGCTTACCTCAATCTGTCCAAGCGCAACATCGGCGTGGTCTTCAAAGATCAGCTTCGATTCACAGCCACCATCTGTGTTCTCGGATGTTGAGTTCTTCAGAGTGACATACGGAGCATTGTCTTCAACCTGTAGCTTTGTCCCAGGAGAGGCCGTACCAATACCAACACGATCATTGGTTTCATCAACTACAACGGTTGGGCTATCGACCTCAAGGTCGGTAAGGATCTGTGATCCCCCACTGCTGTTGAACGCACTATTGAATCCCATGCTACCCCCTAGTTGCCCGCTTTCGAATCAGCCCAATGCAGCCTCGCTGTGGCCACCTCTGGGCTTCCTGTTGCATTATCAACGATAACCCAAAGGTAGCACTTCCCGGCAGTTGTCTGCGCGGTAGGCGCAGTCACTACAGCATCCAGCGCAATCGAGACATGCTTGAGGTTACTTGTGCTTCCAGACTGAAGCTTCTGACCTGTAGCCTCACCAGTCATCGGATGATCCCTGCCGCTGTCCCAAGTCAAAAAACAAGAGACAGTCGAGGCACCAGTTGCATTTGTAAGCGAAATATCAACATGTGACAGGTAACAAGCTTGCGGCATTGCCTTCGACTTAGCGTCAACGGTGGCGTCTTCGTGAAGAAGAACGCCGTTTCCGTAGGTAGTCACGATTTCAGTTGTAGCGTTGTCGTTGCAAATGAAGCCCTGCATCACGGCCTCCTATTTAGAGGGTGATGAACTACGCTGTACGCTTTGAAATCACGCGAACATAGTCAATGTCTAACGAATGGGCACGCTCAGTTCCGCCAGCGTTTGTGCGAGCAAAAAGGATAAATGGCTCAAGATAATCCGTTGCTGCCATCTGGTCGGCATCAAACGTATTTCCATTGTTTGCAAGAACACCATCAACATAGAAAAGAATGTTGCTCAAATCCGTCATGTCAATCTTGAGTGTGTGCCAACTACCAGCAGTAAAGTCAATACCGCTGTCAACATCGTCATTGTCAGTAGTGGCGTCATCACTTTCAAGGAAAATGCTGTTGGTGGCCTGTGCGCCTCCGCCCAAGCGGAACCCGACATTGTCGGCAAATCCATCCACAGCGCCTGCGCTCGTACTAACAGCAGATCCAGCCGTGACCAAACCAACCCAAACCTCGTAAACGCTATCTGTGGAAAAAACAGAGTCAGTACTGAGGTTCACTCGTACACGAGCTTCAAAGATGGGCTCTTGGGTTGGCGAGATGGCGTTTGTTCCACCGAGGCTTAAAAGCATCGCTTCGGCAGCGTTGTCGGTGCTATGAAGCAGCCGAAGAACGCCGTCTGGTGCGTCAATAAAGTCACCAGTTGCAGATGTGCTTCCCGCTTCGGTAATCACCCAAGGAAGAACAGCGGTTTCTCCAACATCTTGGATAAAGTCGGAAAACAACTCAACGTAGGTGCCAGCACTGCGCGAAACCCACTGGTAATCGCTAACAGCATCATGTTGAAGGCGTCGTCCGCCCGTAAGTTGTGGGAGTAGGGACATTTGTTTTCTCCTTACGAGAATGTTTTGGTGGAAATCTGATGAATGCTAACACGATAAACGCAATACGGGAACGCTATCGTTCGCGAGGAGGTTTAATTTCCTTCGCCCTTTGTTTCTCTTCCCATAATAATCGCTCTGTCAACTCTACTTCTTTGGCTTCTGGCGTCTTGACCAGTCTAGGTCTAAAGAATACGCCTAGCCGCTCTCCTTCCAAGCCGATCTCAGGGCGCGGACCAACACCTCGTGTCCAATACGAAGAGTCCTCTATTTTGTCGTAAAGGTTCTTGTCTGGTGTTGTTGGCCCAAACAAGTCTTCTTCTATGTACCCATGGTGCTCTCTGTACTCACGCATCTTGTTGGCGAGATAAAGAACAGTTTCGACATATCCTACGTCAGCCCTGTCGAACTGAACCCATGAATCCGCACTTCGACCGGATGGAATAATGCCAAAGCGTCTCTCTTTGATGGCGCTTGGTATTTGCGGAATGGAGCGAATAATCAAGCTTGGCACCGTTTGGTCCAAAGCTTGTCCAATTTTTGGGATTTTACTAACCCAGGTTTCTCCAGGTATATCGATTACTGGAACTGGCATTTGTAGCGCATTTTTCCACAACCAGTAGTTTCTTGGATTCTGAGCAACCCAAACCTCAGTTTGCGACGGATATTCTTTCTTCAACTCATTAGTGATTGGAACAGGGGTGGCGTCAAGAAAGTCTAGGACGAACAATCCGCCAGTCATATATATATCCAATTCAACAATGCTGGTTGGAATCACGTCTCCAGCGAGCCCTCGTGTCCTGAAGATTTCCTCGTCAAACATGTATACCAAGGGCTGCTGAAGAAGCGGATTCAGACGAGCCAGGAAACGAAGACCGTTCTCTCTTTCTTCTTTTGACGCATTGCGATTAAATCCGCCGCTAATAAACGCACCAATCTCTCTGTGTAGATTGATTGCATCCATAAGAGGAACCGGCGCTGCCAAAAATCTTACGCCTTGGTAAATGCTTTTATTTGCGTGTGCATTCCTAAACAGGACGCTCAGCCTCTGAGAGGTGTAGTCGTCCTCCATGAGGATGCTGCTTCCTTCAGTGTTCTGCTGGTTCAACCCTCGCATCATCCGAATCTGGGCCATAAGCCTATGTGGATTTGTTACTAAGGTGTCGTAGAAGAGGTTGAGGTTGTTCCTTGTGTAGGAGTAGAACAGGAATCCTCTTCGCAAAACCTGCTTTTCCCAATCGGTCAACTTCGAATAGTCATACATGGCGTCGGTAGCTGTTTTTGCTGCCTCTGCCATTGACCTCCCGTTGTAAAGCTCATCAACAAAGACGCCCGACCTAAAGTAGTTATCAATCGAAGTAGCTGTTTCGACGAGTAACCGCTGTGCTTGGCCTGGAGCTTCAGCCACAATCTTGTGCCACGCAGCTTCGTTTTTCTCCAAGTCACGAAGCATGTGTGATGCGTTTCCGCTTTTTACAAAAGAGGTGTTTAGCTTATAAAGCTTCATTGCATCAAGAAGCATTTCAGTAGTGAAAATGCGACCGTCTTTGCAAACCAAAGCTCTTGCGGAAGAAACGCTGTTAATGTTTGGCCCATCACCCCAAAGTCTGGCCGATAAAATTCCCGACAGGCGAGGATGGGCAAGCGCCCCTATAAGACCGCCTTCAATACGCACACCATCTGCGCCAACTTTCAAACCAAGACCAGATTTTTGGTAGATCTGAAACAGCGAACCAACCGTAATGCCCTGGTAATAATGAACGTTTGGCTGACCAATACCAACCGTTACACCCTGACGAAGCATTGAATAGGTGAACCCATAGAGCCTAAGCGTGTAATCAAGCGTGTCCGCAATCAGAATCTTTGCGGCAACGCCTGGCTTTAGTCTTAATTCGGGGTCTAAGGCTTCATCGCCAAATAGGAATTCTCTTCCAAGCTCTGTCGCAACGTCTTCACCGCGCTTTCCTCGTTTTTCAAAAGCCTCAGCCACCCTACCTTTTGCGCCTTTACCAAAAGCCCCCTGTCCGCTTACTCTGTCTATAGCAGCATTTAGTTCATCAAGAACCATTGGAGGAACAAGAGTGCGTGATCCATCTGGCGCAACCCAATCGACCCAGTCTTCTGTGGCAGATCCGAACTTGAATCCCCAAGCATTTAAGATTTCATGCGCCGCTGTGTAGGCAGCCATGTCATGGATGGTATGCGTCTGCTGTGCGCCTTCGGGTGCTTTTAAATCTAGATACGGTATCCGACGTGTATCATCGTCCCAATCCTGACGTGGATAGATTGGATCTCCATCAGCCGCAGCGCCTGGTTCTGCTGGCCTAACAACCTCATCAATGTCTCCGCGCCGCCCTTCTCTAAATCCAGACGGAGCTTGAATAATGTTTCCTTCTGCGTCACGAACAATCGCGGCACCGCCTGGACGAAGCTCCATATTTATGTAGTGCTTTACGCGCTCCATAAATCGCGTTGCGTCTTTACCGTTTGCATATTGTGAAACAAGATCGTCTGTTCTTGCCGTAATCCCGATTTCTACCAACTTATCAACGAACTTGGCTTGGATTTCTCTGGCCCTCATGCGAACAATCAGTTGAATCGCGGCATGTCGTGCATCATATGCAGGAAGCACATCTGGTCGCGTTCCAGTCTCAAGACCGTGCTTCTGAGCCCACTCAAAGAGATCCGGCCAATCATTACCGTAAAAACTGGAATACAATCGAGACTTCGTCGCGTCATCCATGACAGAGAGCGCTGCTTTTGCTTGAGCGGCGCTACCCGAAATACACTCAACAATATCGGTCACTCGTTGATCTAATAGATTGTACCTGTCGTGAAGTCCACGCTCAATAATATCGATACTGTCTCGCAGACCATTGACCTGATGCTTTGAAAGTTCGACAACATCTTGCTGAATGGCGTCGTCGATTAGATCACGCAAGGCAATAATCGCGGCTCGCTCGCCATCTGTCATTCTTCCGCTTGCAGCAAACAGTCCGGTTATTGCATCAAGCTTTGACTCTAACTTTTGAAGCGTAATCGGGTCTGATCCCACTTTTGAGAAGCTGTCCTTAAGCCTCCATACTTGATCTGCATTCCGCACATCAAGAGGCGGTGTGAGCATTCTGGTAAGAGACTGGACTACTTCTAAAATACTTCCCTTGCTTCCTTCCTTTTGGAGCCTAAGCTGAACCCTCATTAACCAGTGAGGAATGTCGTCAATCTCCTGGTCCATTAGCTTTTTAGCTTCTACAAGCTCTGGAGTGACGTAGCCGGTTCGGCTCCAGTATCGTTTAGAACTGTCACCTTCCAGAACTCCAGCAACCTCAAAGGGTTCAAACACCTTGAACCTTTTCCGAAACCCGGAAATCATTGCCCCTAAAAACGGGACTTCCTCACCAGCGTCAACGATTGTTGCCCAAGTGCGTTTTACAAGGTTTGGAGAAACGCTTTCTGTAAGCCTGCTCCGTGTTGACCCTACGCCTGCTTCCATGTCTGTTATAGACTCATGAAGCTTATTGTATTCTACTACAGATATTACAGAAAAATCTGCGTCTGCTTCAAACATCCACTTGGGTACAGTATCCCTCGCTAACGGGTGAGCACCAAGCTCTTGAACAAGAACCCTTACCCTGCTTTGTTGTTGACGGTTCAGATCGAAAACAGGTATTTCTACTGGTCTTCCAGTAGCATCATCAAACACAGTCTCTGTCCGAATCTTTCCGGTTTCTGGATCACGAAGCCAACTTCCAACTTCATCGCTCATGCGTTGTTGAAGCTTCATTACTCTCTTTGAATCTGCTAATCTCTGCGGATTACCGAACACTGAGAGCATTTTGTTTGCAACTCGTTCTCGAATCCTTTCAGCACGAATCACAGGAACAATTGTTCTTGTGGTAAGCCTGACGACTTTTTCTGCACCCCATTTCTTTCGTGCCGCTTCTGCATAAACATGACGAACAGCAAGGCCGACAACGTCCACTGCATTTACTTCTGTCGTGTCATCGCTAATATTTAGAATCCGTTGAAGCTGGCTTCTTCTTGCCTCAATGCGAGCAGCCTCTCTTCGTTTACCCGCCTGAGCAACTTCTCCGCCAAGTCCTCGTTTGGTTGTAAGCCTAACTGTGTAGAAATTCTTTAGTTCTCTATCATTCAGAACATCTGCCTTAGCTCTTTCGGAAATATCAATTCCGACATCAAGCTGTTCATCAAAGAACGCAACGGCTTCTGGGCTCAGTTCATCAACCCTATCTGCGCGGATCATCCTCCACATTCTGTGAAGTGCGTAAATGATTTTTCTGAAGAAGTTGTGTGTTGGCCCATCTTGGGCGTGCTTTGTACTGAAATAGTAGGCAAACGAAGACCCAAGCTCATCCCAGCCTTTGGTGGTCAAGCGACGTGTACCGTCTGGAAGAACCTCGCTATCAAAGTTTCGGTACATAAACTCTGCAACATCATCAAACTCATCCACCATGAGGCTAGCAAGCATCTTGCCGCTTTCAGCAAACAGGTGCCTTACATCACCAGTCTCGAAGAACGATTTAGTATGAAGGGCAGCGGCATCAAAGTCGTCAGGTGAGAAATCACGCAGCGGCTTGAATGGGCTTGAAGGAGGCCCATACATCACACGACCTCGTGACTTAAACGCCCTACCAGCACTTCCTGGCTTTGAAACATCATCCGAATCAACGATGGTTTTCGGATACACGCCTCTAGATGCAGGACCAATAGACGCAGATGCGGTGCGTCCGTTTCCTGCCAATTCATCACGGGCTTGCGCTTGTTTCAACCAAGGGTTCGCATCAAGCACTGAGTCCAAAGCAGCGTCAAATGCAAGCGTTCTCATGTTTGGCAAGAATGACGCGCCAGGATGGCTGAACGCATCGGAAGCAAACTGACCCTCCAACGTGTCAGCCATTCGCTCAGTTTGCGCCATTGCTGGCTTATGAAGCTCAGTCGAAACATCGCCAACGAGTCTACGATAGTTCGAATCCAGTCTGGCAATGTTGGACATCCGCCCACTTTCGATGCTCCTAATAAGGAGATTCAGCATCGAGTCGTTACGCCCAAACGTTTTAATCCAACCCTCAATGGTTTTGTGGGCTTCTAATGTTTTATTTAGTGATTCTAGCCTTTTAGGATTATTATTGTACCTAGACTTGACCTTGTTGATTTGCTTCTGAACAAGGCTTGAATCAATGCGGCGAGCATTACCCATCGCGTTTCTTACTTCACTTGGGAACAAGTCCACCAGTTCAGGCATCGCTGCAAAAGCATTTGCGCGTTCAACCAAGTAGGGCCTTGTCTCAGGATCCGACATCCAAGAATCAAATTCAACATCAGCCCTTTGCTGAAAAATACTTGTCCGCCGTCTTTCGACTGCTTTTTTAAAGACATGATCGAAACCAGCGCGATCTATTTCTCCTGCCTCGAATCTAGATCGGAGATCGGAGAACTGCTTTGTCTGCATTACATCGAAGACAATCCGGTTGTAATCAGCCTTTGCGTTGACATGTTTCCACTCGAAAAACCACTGAAGAGCGTCTTCGTGGCCTGGTTTTCCAACACCGTAGAAGTCATCGATTTTCTTTCCAGTAATGACCGGGGCGTCCGGCGCAAGCCCTCTTGTTAGGGCAACAAACCTATCTGAAAAATCCAACCAAGTTTCATTGGGGTGGCGTTCAAACCAAGAGTACTTCTTGTTCCCTTTTACAACATCATTAAAATCACTCGTCATTAGAGTGAGCGTCTTCATGACTGAGTTGTCTGCTGTCATGCCAATAGAGTCAGAAGACTCCGCCAGATGTTGAGCAAGCGCTATAGGGGAAGGAGTGACAGCAATCGCATCTACGCGAATCCTTTCCGTCCTAACGTTTTCAAGATCAGACAACAGCCTTTGTCGAAGCTCCGGTGATTCCACGACTTCCAGCATGTCTACAAGCTCTGACTCGCGAAGAAGCAACCACTTTCTGTTATCAAGAATCCTACCCGCTCCGACTTGAGACATTTCGATTGTATCGATGTCGATGATTGGCGCACTTGGCTTTTGCCAATCACGAGCCTTGATCGTATCGAGCAACTCGGGTGCCACGTTGAGACTAACCAAAGCACCACGATAAGGGTTCTTGAACCTTTCTGTGGCCTGAGCGTAGAATCTCATAATGTACAAAATTTCATTTCTTGTAAGATTAGAGCCTTTGTTTGAAAGAGCGGTCATATACCTGTCGCCCATTTCATACAATTCTCTAATCGACCGTGGCTGCGTTACAGCCGTAAACACCTGATTTTCAAACACTCTTGATGTTGGATCAAGCAGGCTGTGCATTGAACGAGAAGCCAATGCTGTAAGGTACAAATCAAGACGCTGCTGGTATTCCAACCGCTTAGAAGGAATAAGATTTCCTTCACCATCAAAATACTCAGCAGGATTCGGCCTCAAAGAGTCAACATCAGCGCTCTTCTGCTTCTTGTCGTACAATCCGCCAATGATTGAATCGTACTCATCAATGTACTTGTTGATGATCTCTTGAGGGTTTGTAATGTCTGACCAAGAAATATTCCTTGTTTGACCATCAACGGTAATCTCTACGTCTGGAAGAGATGGCTCTGGAAGCCTTGCATAGTTCAACTCTACAGGACGCATTGATAGATACGTCAGATCGTGAAAAGAGAATGCACCATCTAAGCCGCCAGGAATAAGAGCAGGCTTTAGGTCTTTCGTCATCGGAACAACGTCAATCGTTAGACTCACTGGCTGATCAACACCATCAACCTTCGCTTTTACTTTGATTGATCTTGAAACATCGACAAGCTCAGATGCTGTTCCAAGCGACTCCCGAATCCTATTGACCTGATGAGCCGAAAGCTGAGACAGTGAAACTTGTGCGGAAAGACCTTTGTTGATGTAGTCGTCAACAGTTTGGTGTGGCGTTCCGCCAGCGACCTCTTCAGCCTGATCCATTTGGTCTAAAAGCTGTTCTGCAAACCGCTTAGGGCCAACAAGCCTGCGAGCATCTAACGCCTGCCTATCAGGCTGTGAAAGCGGCTCAGGACGAGTAGGCGCTGGCGGGCCGTACATCATGCGGCGATCAGTTGGAGCCCATGTTCCCTTGTTGTTTACGCTCTTTGCTTGAGCAGGCTCAAACACCATGTAGTGAGTATCGTCTTTAGGGAGCCTCTGTCCTGGCGTCCACTGCCTTGTTTGCGGGTCATACCTTTCTGCAAAGAACAAATGAGCGTTTGCAATGATGCCATCATAGCCCATCTGTTCGACTACCTGCCGAGCAAACTCATTCTGGTAACGATTCCCCTCTGGACCCCAACTATTGAAGCGCTTGTTTACCATTCTATCCCAAAATTCCCACGCCTCGATTTGGGTCACGCCGTTTTTAGTTTTCCTGCCATCTAAGATGAACTTTTTTGTTCGTTCAAGCTCGTCTACAACAACGCCTTCTTTCTCAAGGCGAGCAGCAACTACATCAATGGCATCCATAAGAGATTCGCCAGTACCATCATCAGCCCACCTAAATGAATGTGCAGCATCTTTCATCTTGCCGTACTGATCTAAAATCAGTGGGTTTTTTAAGCTTAAGTACACAGGGTATGCCTGCATCGCACCATCGGTTTCAAACTCAACCTTTGCAATGAAATCGACAATAAGATCTCGGTATACCTTCCTGACACCTGATGCGTCTCCATCATCAATAGCTTTGGCGAGCCGAGATTGTTGAGCATCGGTCAGCTTAGAAACATCGCCGGAATTGATAAAGTCTTTTGCTGCATTGATAATGTCAGCATCGGTGAAGCCATCAAACTCAACCCTCAGGTTTGACTTGTGCTCATTGAATGCCTTGAACCACTCTGTTCCTTTCTCCATAAATCTTGGGTCTAAGGAAGAAAACGCATAGTGTTGTGTGAGGTCGTAAATCGAGTCTGTAAAATAAATAGAAGAGCCAAAATACCCTTCTACATTTCCAGGCTGAAACTCCTCAAAGCTAAAGGGGCTACCGTGGAACACCCGAAGAGGCTTTCCTTGATCGTCTACTACCTTGGAATCCTTGAACCAGGACTTGAACTCCGCAGATGAAGTCGGTGGTGCTACTGTGCGATCTGGAAGAGGAGCAGGAGGACCATACATCTCCCTCCCTCTCGACCGAACGGGCTCTGTAGATGAGCCTGACATTTTGGCTATGTCAGCGTCATCAACCATAAACGTTTGCGGATACCTTCCGGCTTCTACGATTGTACGAACCCTGTACCTGTAGCCTTCATCAAACTTTGAAGAACCAGGCAGGAACACATTGGCGACATAACCATCAACAACAGACTCTACTTTTTCGCCATCAACGATTGAGGTCACGACATAATTGACCCGATCACCAATATTAAAGTCGGGCTCGTCAAGCTCCGCACGCTTTGCGTCGTAGCCTCGTATTAGGCTTTCATACTCCTCAATGTATGCTGATTTCCAGTCATCACCCCTTGCGTTGGCATCAGCACTAAACCTATACCCACCGCCCTCTGGACGGTCATACCCAGTAACGGCGTCCCAGGTTTCTTCAAACGGAGTGAACACAGCGTGCTTTGATTTTTCGCTGCCGAGAACATAGTCCGATCTAGCAGCCAATCTGGCGTGTCGGTCGATTACGTCAGCATCAGCATCGGGGCGGTATTTAGTCTTCTCAAGCTTTGGAAGAGCGTCAACCTGGCGCTGGCGGACCCCTTCAAAACTGGGCTCAGTCTCTCTCGCGCCAAACGGAGCGTCATCAACTCTGACAGGCGCTTCTAAGTCTTCTGCAAACTTACCGGGCAACTCATCATCAAGGCGACGAAGCTCTTCAATAACATCGTCAATCGGTCGCGCGAGATTATCTAAATGATCTGGGCCAACGTCCAATGCGTTCCAGCTTTGAAGTCTTCTTCTATTTATTTCAGAAGCATCAGAAAGCTCCGAAGCCTTTCCTTCAAAAAGACGCTCAATATGATGTCGGAACATCGGATGAAAGTCTTCAAATGCGCGAGGATTCTTTCGGTTCATCGCCCGGAAAAGCTTTTTCAAACGAAGAATAAGTCGATTGAAAATCTTTCTTACTGAAGGGGCAAAATCACTTCTGCTAATGACTTCAGGCATCTTGTTGTAAACAACATACTCAGCAAACTTCTCAGCGTACCACTCGTAAAAACCTACGTTTTTACCTTGGTTTTCAAGATTCCATCTTGTGTACGATGTTTCTTCGACCAGCCCAGTACGCTTGAGTTCATCAAAATACACACGCCTAAGATTCGCCACCTCAGTGTCCGAAAGAAACGAAGTCATAATCGCGTGCCCCATTTCATGGGCAAACGTATACGTCATAAGATCAGTAGTTTGGAGAGCTTCAGCGTGGGCGTCTATTCGGTTTGCGACCCACCCTTCCGCAGCTTCTACTGGCGCAAGGCCTTCCGCAGCGTCATCAATGAAATCTACAACAAATCCTTTGATGCTGGCGTCAATATTTGTGCCGCCGCGCAATGCGTCTCGGTTTTTAATTAGGGCTTCAACAAACTTCTTTTCCCTCAGGTTTACGCCATCCTCAAGCATGCTGTGCGCCATTTTCCGAACAAGCTGAGGGAAGGTCACGCCTTCTAATACCGAGATGTCACCGTCATTAAGTCTATTGATAAGCTCTTCAAATGTAAGCGCTCGAAGCTTCTCATTCTCAAGAAGTCGCATTGGATCCAATGATCCTGCGATTCTTCCTTCCTGGTCGAAAAGCATCATCAGTGAATACACGCGATCACCAGGAAACTTTTTGTCGATGCCCTCTAAGGTTACAACCTTGGAACCACCGAACGAACCCTCCGGCCCTTCGATTCCCCTGTGTGATGTATCAATCCAGTCATCAAGCTTGATGTCTCTCAGAACACGAGAAGGAAGCGAGTGAACCATTGCGTACAAGAAGACATACACATCTTCTGGCAGACCTGCTTCCCGAAGATCATCAAGCTTGCTCAGGAGCGCTTGCTTGCCGAATCCAGGGGTTACTTCAGGAGAAGTTGACTTTGTAGTCCGTTTTATTTCGGCTTGTGCTTTGGCAATATTATCGCGCAAAGTCTTGATTTTCTTAGTAAAACCAGACTCAGCCTTCATTGTTGAAGTGTATTTAGTGAGCGCGGCACGAATCTTACTGACTGCCGCATCGTCATTATCTGCAATCGCCTTGATAAGACGCCTTAGAAGCACAGTGGAGACTATTTGATGCGCTACCTTCGGGTCTGCGATTTTAGAGGCAATCATCACAAGCTGGTCTGCTGTTAGATCCTCAAGAAGCTTGCCCTCTAAATCGATTGAAGCAACCGACCGAATCCCAGCCAGCCTCCAGCCTTCATCGTCGGAAAGCTTCAGTTGGTCTACAAGCTCATCAGCAACATCAATGTCAATGAAACGAGGGCCACTTATGGGGTCAAACTTCAACCCAAACGCCTTGAGTAGAGAATCTTCTATCTCAATACCCTTGAGGTCATCACCATACCGAATACCAAACTGCTTTGCTTCAAAGCCAGCAAGCACTTCGAGAGCATCTTCTACGCTTCCGGTCTTGCTAAGTGCTGCAAAATACAGTCTTTCAACCAGCTTCATCTGCACTTTGATAGCGTCAAGCCCTTCATCAGCACCCTTGAGTGTGCCTTTTTCGGCCATGTCTTCCAATCGAGTCTGGATTCTTTTGTACACTTCAGACTCCTGAAGCTTATCCAACCCTTCGAAATACTTAGATGCATGCAGCCCAAGACGGGAAACAAATGTGCGTCCGCGCTTTTCAGCCGTTGCGTGAATGATTCTGCGAACGGTTTCAACGGGAAGCCCCACAACCTCAAGCGAATCATAAATCTCTTTCCAATGCGATTTAGGAAGACCATGAAAAGGATTTCTGCCCTTTGCAATATTGTCTTCGTAGACTCTTAGAGCCATTTCTCCCCAGGTCGCTGCCACTCCTGGGAATGGGGCATTGATGTCTTTCGGTCTTCCAAACCGTAAGCTTCCTTCATCGCCTTCAATCCCACGCGCCCTTCGAACATCTCCCCTGGCTTGTCGGGGTGAATAGTTAGACGACTGTCTGAACTCCCGCTCCAAGCTTCTTCTGGTCGTTCTCCACAGACGGTTGACTTCACTCTGGCTCAAATCATCAACAGTCATTACTGGGGTCGGGCCGCCAATCTTTGCTGTTTGAGCGTCCATCTTTTCAGCAAGAAGCGCATTTGCGTTTGCGTCGAAGATCTCCTGCGCCCTGGCTTGCCTTTGCGCTGGTGTCACCTGGGGAGCCACGTCGTTCCAAGCCCACTTAGGGGACCAGGCATACCTCGCGTGAGTACCAAAACTAGCGCCCGGCATCCGCCTAGCGGAGGCGGCATACCTAAACGGAGACGCGCCTACACGGAACCCACCTTTTATCATTCCCGTTTCCCAAGGAATAAAAATGTCACCAGCAAAGCCTATGCCGCGCAGTGATTGGACAAACTTACCGTCAGGATCAGCGCCTAATCCAACACCCCATTGAGCCAAGGCTCCTTGCAAGCCCCAGTCTTCCGCCTCTGGGTGCAACTTGTACAGATACTCATCCGTAAACGCGGCAGGCCGACCTGGCCTGTCATACGCTCCTAAAGTGATTACTTCACCAAGAGGATCCAGCCCGTACCTTTGAATTGCTGTGGCTCCAAACTCTGCCACTGCACCAAATATTCTCATACGGTATATAAGCTCAGATTCTTGATGCCAGAAAACAGGGTTCCCTTCTTGATCAACATCAAATCTTTTGTCCACAAAAAGATCAGTCCCTATCCCTGCTGCCGTAGACCTACCGTGACCAAAGAGTCTTGTGTGTGCTCCTCGCCAGGCATTGACCGACATGGTGATTTTTTCATTCGTCCTGTCAACCCTTTCGAGAAGCGGCGCTGGAAGATACCCAAGCGGGGCCTTGTTCAGCACGTCAAATAATCCCCTAAGTCTTGGGATTTCATGGTCTTCAACACCTTCTCTTCTGTGACGCGATTTCTGCCTTTCAATAAAGTCGATAATGTTCTGCCCAACATTGGGGGTCAAAACAAAATCGGGATCCTCCATTGCTGCGATTTGAGCAAGACTTCCTACAACACTTGCCCACTCGGGCGTCCATTGATCTTGGCCCCGAAGAGCAGCGATGAGATCACTAGAAGTGTACTCATCCATATGCATCCATCTAAAATGGAGATCTTTTCTGCTGAAGTTAAGCCATGCCTTTCGCAGGTACTCCTGCTTTTGTTCTTCGCTCAAAAAACCCGCAGAGCTAACATTAGTGCTAACAATACCCCACAAAGTCTTGATCGAATTGGTTCCCCTTGCGTCTTCGATCCCTTGATCAGGGAGAGTATCCAAAAGAACCCAATCAGCAAGTTCATAAACGGGAGTCGCTAAGGTGGTTGCTAACCTTTGCCCTGCACGAATCGCATCAAAGCCAGCCTCACCGTAGCCAAAAATCCAGTCGGATGCCTTTACACCACGAGGATTTTCAGCCCAAACAGACCTGTCCAATATCGCTTCTGCTGGTGCAAGGAGGGGATCCCACTTAGACAACCCTCTCATAATGTCACTGTCAGAATAATGGGCTAACGATGCACCCCATGTGGCGTCACCCCCCATGTAGTCCAAATACACTTCGCGAAGACTTTGATCGGGAAGCATATCAAGATGCAGGTTCTGCATTGCTGTGACAAGGTCATCATCTGAAAACTGAAGCTTGTCTTTAAACTGAATCATTCGAGACAAGGTCTGGTATGCGCCATGCGATTGGTTGTTTGTAGGCATCCGTATACCAGTAAAGTCGGTATACGATGGACCAACGTCTATCCAATCAGCCCATCGATCGGATTGACGCCTCTTTCCCCAAATAAGGGGCTTACCCAGATGGCGACCATCGCCAAATTCGCCGCTTGTTGTCCCATCAATGTAGTCTGTAAGCCAGTCGAACTTGCCATCATGGTAAGCCCGTCTTGCTTCTTCATAGGCCGTAATATACGCCAGAACTTGGTGTCCTCGGTTTTTCCAGCCATGAAATTGGTAAACGTTCGGATTCTCATCGTCGGAGGTCATATCTCTTAGCAACAACGACAATGTGTGAACGGTCCTAAGCTCGTCTTCACTCATGTGACCCTGCATCTTAGGTATTCTTGTTACCCCGTACTTCTGAAATTCCTTCGAACCTTCTTCAACATCTCGAAGCCACCACTCTTCACCAAGATCTTCCTCATTTGCATGAGGGCTGCCTTTGTACAGGAAAAGATTAATTCCTGGTGGCATCCAAGACTGACGAGTTTGAGCAAACGTATTCCAGTTCCACTTACTAATATTTTTCGGCGCACCCTTTGTGCCAAACACCGATGTTACAAGGCCTGTTACGCCGCCATAAATATCACCTAAGAGTGGAATTTCTTTAACTTTTCTGTCTATAGCGTCTGGTGCTTGCCACAGTTCGTTTTTAATAAAAGCGCCTGTGCCTCGTCGAACATTCGACCAAAGCTCTTTGCGAGTTTCAATAAGATCCGCTTCTTGAAAAGCCTCGCCCTTTTGCATGTGGTGTAGAAATGCGTTCCACCGGCCCATCTCTTCAATGCTGGCCGCAATGTCTTCGCGAATCTGTTGCTGCCTGTCCCCCTCTGCACGCATCTCATGGCTATCAGGACTCCCAGGCATCTCAATCCGAATCGCACCACGATTCAGAACACGAATCTTTAGGAAATTTCGGTTGTCATGAAGCTGCCCCTCTGCCTCAAAAGCCTCTTTTACTTTTTGTTCGATCTCGCCAGCACCAAGTGTGCTTTGACTGTCTATGAAATCAATGACCTCCTCTCTAATCTCTTCGTCGCTCTTCCCTTCAGCCCTAAGCATTTCTTCGTAGTTAAGAAGGTTCGTAAACTGTAGGTCAGATAACTCTAACGTGCCATTACTTATCTCTAGCTCAAACACACTAACGTTCTCGCGACGTTCCTCTTCTTCTTCTTCCTCAAGTTCCTCTTCTGCTTCATCAATTGCACCAGTCAATTCGAGCGTAAGATCGTCAACTTCTGAGGATACGCCAGCGTTGGCTTTAAGGGGCTCTATGCTGCCTGTTTCATCGGCCTCTTGAATAGCTCTACGAAGGGCGTCTTCTAACTCTCTTTCTTCGTCAGTTGGCTCAGCCATCGTAATCCCCTAAAGCATTCCATTCTCTAACAGGTTTTCATCAGAAGGCGGTCTTGACTCAATCAATGGTTTACGCCTGAATGCCTTTGGGTTTACCCCTGGTTCTGGTTCTGGTTCAAAGGTAAACCAAAATGAGTTATCGTCGGTATCAGCACCCTCGCTAAGCTGATTCCACGTCCGATTTAACTGGGTGTGCATCAGTCGATGGATGTCCAGGTTCCCCCGAAGAGTTGCTTCCTCTTCTTCTGATAAACCACCAGCATCTAGTTGCTCTTCTATTCGTCGGGTTGCTTGGGCCTCTTCCTCCACCATTCGATAAACGCTTGCAGCCCGTGTGGGCTTGTACCCTGGTGGAAGATCTTTTGCATCCGTGGCAAGATGTCGCGCCCTCGCATCATCTCGTTGAGGCGGAGGCGCGGTCAAAGCTGCTTCAGCTTCGTCTTGCGTCCCTTCAAACACATCGGAAACCTCGCCATCACCAGGAAGTGGTCGGCTTCCAACTTGTTCATACGATTCGGCAATGCCTCCAATGACTCCGGCTGCTTCTTTTGCCTCATTAAGTTCGCGAATAAGAGAGTCCTCGTTAAGAGTTGCTTCTCTTAGTTCGCGCTGCAACGACTGCTGAACTCCGGGCTGGCCCGCTGACTCCTCAAGCTCTTTTTTCAAAGATGAAATGTTTCTGCTTTCAGCCTGGTGCTTTAGTTCCGTAAGAAAAACAAGGTTGTCCGCAAAGCTCTTGCGAGCAGCAAACGACATGACTCGCCAAGCCATCAACGGATCTCTAAGCAGGCCTATATTTTCTAACTCTTCACGAAAGGCAGTTAGCCGCGCAATGGCTCCTTCTCTTACGTCGTTGTACTGAGTCGCATCGCCTTGCAGTATTTCAAATCGAGAAAGCAAATTATCAAGACCGGCAACCGTATCTTGAATGCCTGCGCCAGCGCCAGTACCAGGAAGACCAAGCTTAGACTTGATGAAGCTTGGAATCTCGACCTGTTCGGCAGCTTGCTCAACTTGTCGGCGCTCACGATTGATTATCTCTTCCTCTACCAACGGTTCGGCCTGAGATGCGCTAACGTTGCGTAAGTCATCCATGAACTGATTCATGTCGCCAGTTTGATCAAGCGTTGCAAGCGAGCGCTCGATAGAGTTTGCGATACGAGCCCCAACTGGATTGCCGCTTTCTTTTAGCTCACTAATCTTTTTCGAAAGCTCATTCCACGGAAGCCCTTCCCCGCTGTTCACATCCTGTTCAAACTTTGCGAGGAAGTCCCTAATGCCACGAGCACTCTCGGTGTCACCGTAGGTCAAATCAGCAAGCACTGTTGGTTGGGCAGCTTCTTCCGCGATAGCCGTCTCCTCTAAAACTCCCTCTGCACGTTCGGGAGAAATTGGGCCAGTAATGCCGGGAGGTGGCGGCCACTGATTGTTGATGGCCCATTGAAGAGCATCCTGAGGGCTCTCATGATCACCAAGAACGTCAAACATTTCATTTATTTGTCGCTGACCTGACGGCGTTTCCATTGCCCCAGCAATCGTATTGGAAAGCGCTTCCACCCATGGTGGTGCTATTGTGAATGGATTGTCGGTAATCCAATTTTGGGCAAATGCCCCATTGCCCAAATCAAGAAGCCCGCCTGTCGATCCAAGGCGTTCTCTCTTATCCTCGACTTTTTGGATCTCACGATCAAGATCGTTGATTCTTTCCTGTAGCGTATCGTACTGTCTTTTCAGTGGATCCCTAGAACCTTTAGCAAAGATTCTAACGAAAGCCTGCCGATCTTGTGGAGAGCCCTGTAGCAGGTTTTGTGGCGCACCTTTTCTATACTCGTCTCGTCGTCGTCTTACTTCATCTTTGTATCTCTGATCACCAGAGCCCCTGCTGCTGTCCAAATAGTTCTCATACCTAAGGTCATCTAACGACTTATTTCTAAGCTCTGCACTGTGGTGTCTTAGCAGTTCGTCGTACCACATGTCTGCAAACTCACGACCGCCTCGGCTGTCAGACAACTTCTTGTACATCAAATCTATTGCAGCAGCGCCTTCTGGGGTTGTCAGATTGGCGACACCTGTTGCGATTGAACTCTTAAAAGTCCTGGCAAGACTCCTTGCCTCTGATTGGCCAAAATTTCTCTGTTGCCCCAGTCGATTAATCGCTGCCCGCATCCTCAATTCAATTCTGTCACTGCCAAAAATCTTCTGGTGATCCTCAAGAGCCTTTCGATATTCGTCGTTCTCATCCTTTTCCATCGCAATGTTGGCTTCTGTATTCATCTCCGCCATCCGCTCTTGATGGCGCACGGCGGCATCGCTTGCACTCTCAGAAGACCGTCTGAGGGATCGCGTTCTGGAGTCTTCGCTTCGCTGTGCAGTAACAACAAGAAGACTCTGCTCTCGGATGAGTTCATTTTTCTGCTTCGTAAGATCTCGATACAGACGCTGGAGTTCTCGCTGATCATAGTTCTGCTGCTTGAGCGCTTGCTCAATTTGCAGCCACTTCATCTTGTCTCGATAACCAACAAAGGTTTTAAAAAACCTACCGAATGCAGTCTCTTTTGGAGCGGGAATGAGATCGAATAAACCTTGATACTTAGGCATTAGCGTGCTCCCTCGATGTAATCTTCTACCTGATCATCTCCCCAGATTTTACCATCAGGGCTTTTAATGTAGCTCCTAACTTCACCGCCAATGATCTGCTCCGAAACAAACCAACCAGGCGTGGTCTGACTTGGAGTCCAAGGCCCCATTTGCTCCAGCGACGATAAACTTTGACGGTCTGCTGGAGTTATCTTTTGCAACTCTTCAACTTCAATGGGCATGGTAGGGTCTATTGTAGTCCACCCTTCAGGGCGCTGTCCCCCGTCACCCCAATGAGGTTCATTTGGGAAATCAGGATTTCCTCCCCACATTTCTTGCGGCACTTCAACCATGCGACCTCTGGGGGTTTCGTTTTGGTTTGCCGGAGCAGCCGTCCCCTGCGCTGGGGCCGACTCCGTTGCAGGGGTAGCTGCCCCGGCTGGGTTCGTAGCTAAAGCCCTGTTCAACAAATCGAACACGGCCTGCTTGTCTCCGCGCTCTGAGGCGGCTTGAATCGCAGCCCAAGTCTTTCTTCGCACCTCAGGATCTTGGATCTTGTTCAACTGTGGAGCCACCTGCTCAAGAGCTTCACCTGCGGCTTTTCTGCCCTGCTGGACGGCAAGATCTCCAATGAACGTATCGACGAAACCGACGCCCTCTTTGAGGGCATCATTGAGGGTGGCCGCAGCTTCCCTTCCAAGCGTTGTGTCGTCCTTGATTCCTTTTTCGCGTTCACTCGCAACAAATTGAGCAGCTTTTACGGAGCTATCCATAAGAGACTTGGCCCCTGCACGCATAATCTGGCCAATATCGTTTGCAGACATACCGCCTGCATTGCCTATGGCCGTTACCATGTTTCTCATTGCAGTAGCATGGTCACGGAACAACGCTGGATATACCAGTCCCTCAGCGGCTTCCATCCGATCACGCCCTAGCGCATTCGCATCTCTCTTTTCTTTATATGCTTGCCATTCAGCAAAGGACTCTCGAAAAGCTGGGCTGGCCATTAAGCCCACCCCCCAAGCAGCGCCCTGAATCGCGGTTCCACCAGCGGCGGTGCGAAAAAACTTAGCGGTTTGTTGCCACCTTGCTTCAGCGTCTCTTTCTTCTGGGGTCTGTCCCTGCTCCTCGGGAGCGGTCATTGGATCACCAACAGCAGCAACACCTTCGTCTTCCCGTACTCCCGTCTCAGCATCTTCGATAGGCACTCGACCACGGAGAAGTCTACGCTGTTGTTGGGCTTCTTTTAGCTTCCCTTGGGCTTGGACCGAAGGGTCTGAAGCTTCAACACCAGGGCGTCGTTCTTGCTCTCTTGCCCGCGCTGCAACACTAGGATCAACAGCTTCGGGTCGATCTTGAACTAGGCTAGTTTCAGGTTTTTTAAGTGTTACCGAACCACTCTCGATCTCATCTTCAAGAATGTCAAGAGCCTCAGGAGGCTCCCCTTCACCTGACTCAGCCCACGCCAGCGCAGCCCTGTGCTCTTCTGGTGTCAGGGTGCCTCGTCCTGTATGTTGTTGTTCACGAATAAACTCAATGGGTGTAACTGCGTTAGACATTTCTTTCCCTTAGTAGCCTTGCGTGTTTTGTCGCCAAGAAAAATAATCTGAGGAGGAAGCTCCTCCACCTTGAACCGGCATACTTGCTTCTAATACTTTTGAATCAGACGGCGCTGCCCCTCGCGCGACTTTCGCCGCATCCTCTCGCGCGTCCATGGCTTCTTTCTCCGCCTCTTCTTCCTCAACGGCGGCCTTCCCCGCGATAAGGCCTTTGGTGCCACCAACAACTAAACCCAAAGTCGCGCCAATTGCAGTGCCAAGACCCGGCGCTATTGCCGTACCCATTGCCGCCCATTTTGCGCTTGCTTCTAAGGCTTCGAGCCCAGCATCTGCCGCAATGTCTTTTTTCTGGTCTGAGGTGTAAGCCATAGGCCCTCCGTCTCACGGTCTATTCTATAAGACGAAAGCCATAAAGTCTCATCAAGATCTATTAGAGAAGATATTCCAGTTGCTTCCGTTAGATACAATGATGACCGCGTCGTATTGTGAACCATACGATTTTGTTGTGCTTCCGTTTATTGTTTGAGATGCTGCGCCATCAAGAATCATATTGTTTGCAGCAAGAGTTTTATTGAAACCAAGCATTAAGCCCTTGCATGTCGTGGCGCTTGGAAGGGTAATCGTTACGTCGCCGCTGTTAGTTACAACGTTGTAGAACGTTGACTGGGTGGAAGTGATCGTCACATCAGCGTTGATGGTTGTCATTCCAAACTCTACGGTTCTAACCTTGAGAGAATGTAGAAGCGCACGAACGCCAGGTTGAATCGCGCCCGAAGCAAGGGCAGCGGCGCGTTCGATCTTTATTGCTAGCGCACCTTCAAGATCATCGATCTGCTGTTGGAATCTAAACGCCACTCCGTTTGCTGCGTGCTCCGCAAGATCTTTTGCGGTTTGAATCTTTTGGCGAAGAGCTTCTGTAATAGAGCTTTCAGAAACAGACTGGCTTGTAGCCGTAGCAGAAGTAACTGCAATCGTTAGGTTTTTTATCTTTGACGCATCGATGGCTTCGTCTGGAATTTCCGACCAATTAACCTGGGTTCTTTCTTTTACGGACCTGCCACCACGAAATGCCATGATCAACTCGACGGATGAATATCTACAATAAAGCTGCGATTAGAAACCTGAATATTACGCACTTGGCCTGGACTGTTGCTGTCGGTCTTGGAAATATCGATACGCATTCCAAATGTATAGATCCCAGGAGCAACGTCTTTTACTCGATAAGCAATGCTGTATTGTTTTCCAGAACCAACCATCCAATCAAAGATGCCGCCACGTCCATTCGTGTGAACGGCGTCATTGTCCATCAATGACGTATACACCCTTCTAAAGGTGCCCTCGTAGTCCGTCATTGTGGTTCCAGTAAGACTTGAAAGATTGAAAGATGCACAGTGAAAGTTATCAAACTCGGAATCATCACCATTACCATGAGTGGTTTCTTTGTTCTTGTTTTCAAACTCTCTTGCGAACCAGCTTGCAATAATAAAAACGTCGCTCGTAGATTCAATCTTTACAGTTGCAGTCAGTCCGGGCACCCATGTTTTTTCCTTTGCTGCCTGTTTATTGAAATAAGCAGCCCTGGCTGTGTCCGATGGGTGCATCCTCCAATGGGTTTGTGCTGACGTAAAATCAGATCGTGGGTCTGGGCTTAGGAAAAAGTCAGGCCCATAGATCTGAGTTCGCTCTACCCAGCTACCTGATGCCAGGTCAGCAGAAACAACGCCTCCATTGATAGCGGTTCTTGCATTATCTAGGGGAGTCTTTAGTCCCGCAGCAGTAATCACCGTGTTGTTTACAAAGTGTGACTTAGTGTACGCCATGACTAACCTTTGTACTTTTGAATGTGTCCCGTCAAGAAACCAATAGTTGCAGTTCCTGCCGGTGATGAAGGGTCGAAAAAACGATACTCCAAACTATATGTACGATTTGACGTGTCACTTAGATTTTCGTTTTTCACGAGATGGGTAATCTGAAACGGAAAGGTGCAGGGAAACTTGAGAGTAGGGCTTGGGTGCCGTCCCACCTGAAAGTGCCGCTGCGTGTGTGGAAGCGTAACAGGCGTTCCATCTTTCATTTCAGCCATGCGAACACCCAGCCATTGCGGAAAAACACTAACCCCAGAAGTTGTGCCTCCCTCTAATCGAACTTCTCCAGAAAACCTCACAATAGCGGCATAGCAGTCAGCCATAGCAACAGACACTGAAAAGCTCGTAGTTGGATGCGAAGCCCAGTTACTACCAGTTGACGGAACGCTCACACGGCCCCATGTTGAGTAAGTTGCTGCGTGGCCCGATTCCTCACAAATCGGAAAAGCAACATTGCGCTTATCGATTCCCTCAACTCGAATGTTCTGTTGGTTTATCTGAGACAGTCCAGTCTCGATGTCATCTTGAAGTTGATTATTTCTGGTAATGCCAGTGGTAGTGCCAGGGGAAACCGTTGTCAATCGAACTCTGCTCATCGCGCCCTCTTTGTGATGACCAACTCACCAGACATCCATCTGAAAAAACCAGCATCATAGTAGTCTGCCTGATCGGTCCACTTCGCAAGATCTGATTCGTCATGTGTTGATGTTTCGTAGAACCTTGCAACAAGTCGTACCTCATGGGAACCCATAGAAACAGGCAACGCGCCGCACAAGAACGTATTGTTTTTTATCAAGTATCTTGTGTGAGGCCCCGCGTATGCGACCTGAAATCCGTCCACTAAAAGCTGAAACTCAATACGCATGTGATCGTGAAAATCATTTTCGGTAGAAGCAATGCTTGCCGCAGGATCTAAATTTCCCGCAATTGAGCCTCCTTTCTTTAGTTTGATTTCCCAACTGATAGCAGCTTCAACAATCAAAAGCGTGTCTGTAGAAATAGTTAAATCAGTTTTAGTAAGTGGCGTATCAATCCAAGCCTGAGAATCAATATCAACTGTTGCTGGAGCACCAAGGTATTTGTATTCAAAGGTATTAAACACAGACGGTGGTGCCTGTGTGCCCACAGTAATGCACTCATCTGGAAGATTGTCGCGATCCAGACCACCATTGATCTCTTCAACATAGTGAGCCATGTTCAAGTTCCAGTCATCCGCCGAAACCACGTCCCCATCTTGAAAGTCTTTTACTGGGTATTTCCAAGCCATTATCGCCTCGACTGAAGGAGTACTTCGTTAATTGGAAGACGTTCAACCATCGCACCAGCAGACAATCCAAGATCGAACCCTAAGACTTCAATCTGTCGTCCAGCGGCCTGCAAGGTAATCCTAAGTTCCCGACAAGCAGGTTGAGACGATGTAGATATGTCGAACCTAACAGGAACGGGAACGTATTCATTCCAGATTGCAGACGTTTCTCCCCACCGCTGAGTTCCATATACTCCCAACCTGTGCTCAACATTTTGTTGGTCTTGGCCTTTGGCAGCAACCTCAACATCCTCAATGTGACGGTTCACCCTGTACTTTAGTTCTATATCGTTATCGCCATAACCAATGGTATGAACCAGAACATACTTTGGATTTACCGCATTAAAAACACCACCAAAGTTAATATCGATTGATTCCCACATTGGAGAAATACTGTGTGATCCTTTTGTGCTCCAGCCATGTGAGTAGACATGAATGCCGGGATTCGAGGTGTTGTCGTTCGAACCAAAGAACAAATACTTACGATGGTCAGAAGTGACAACGGAGCAAGACATAGGGTAGTTCTCACGAAACGACCAGCCTCCCACATCTCTATGGAACACAAAGACGTGGTTGTTTTTCTCAGACCCATCAATCGGAACAGCAAGCCAGTATTCAGAATCTTCTGGATACCATGTGCCAACTGCCTGAATAGCTGCGGACATGTTGATTCTTTTGAACTCATCAGGGATGGCATCTGAAAGTCTGGTTAGACCAGAAGTTTCCCCGCTTCCTGATAAAGCACCTTTCAACAAGTAAATGCCGCCATCACTTAAAAAGATGACGCCAACGTTAGGAATCTCCACAATGCTGTCGGGAGCACAGCACCCAGCATCTCTTGTGTAAACAGCAGAACCTAAAGAGCCATCCGCTCGCTTTGATATGTAGTGAATACCCCTGCGCTTCAACACCCAAAGGGCACCCCTTGATGGGTATAGGCCCATTACCGAACCACCGTCGTCATCACCAAAGGTGAATACGTTGTCTACTGGAAACACTTCCGGTTGTAACGGCGCTGAGTAACGAACGTCCCCATCGCTGCACGCAATGAAGACCCGGTTTTCATGAGAAGCAATAAGGTGAGCACCTTGAGGAAATTCACCAAAGTCAAGGGGGTCCACCTCTGGACCCAACAGACCATCTGGAATGCCGTCAACATAGGTTGTAGAGACATTGTCCTGAATCTCTTCAAGAAAGTAGAACCGCTCGCTTACAGCTAGGGATGCTGGATCACCGTTAGTGTTCAACACGTTTACGGTCCTGTAAATCCTTCTCGCAACCACTGTGTCACCGCCAGTTGGAATCGCAAGATTGATGAACTTTCTCCAAGTATTATGATCGCCCTCTGTCGGTTTGTCTGCTTTGACCTGTGCTTTCGAGCCTTGTGTGTTGTCTTGTCTTCCAATAATTGTGCTACAAGCTGGACTCAATGGCGATTCTTGCCCGCGTTCATTTACAAAACTTACCCTGTATCTGTAACCAAACAGGAGGCGTGGATCGTCCTTCTCAAATTCACTATCTGTCCCGGTCCTTCCCAGGCCAAGTCCACGAGTAATCGTACATGCTTCACGAGTCTCGTTTCCAGACGGACTTCCAGGCGGCCCGTCAAACCCTGCACGCTCAACATAACGACCGTTGAACACCATGGGGGGATCCCTACCGTTCACAAGGTACATAAGGCCATTCCACGCAACGGATTGAGTCCTAATGTGTGGGGTGGTCACCTCAACCCTAGACTCCATTGTGTCGCCTTTACCGTTGACGAATGTAGTCCACTTGTTGCCTGAATCTCCCCCATCGAAATAGTGAAACTTCAAACCTTCCCCGTCATGATTTCCCTCAAAGACAAGGAACTGACGCGCTCCACCATGTTGAGAAAACCAATGAAGGCTTTCGATTTCCCCGAAGTCTTGAAAATGTGCGCCCGTTCGAGTAGAGGTAGAAGTTGATGTGGAGGTTGTAGTCGTCTCAAGGTCACCAGACCCAGTTGTTTCGGTTGTCTCGGTCGTTGTGGTGATCGTTACTGTCCCATCGGGAACAATAGGTTGAAACCCTCCAGCGGCCTTCCAGCTATCCTTTACGGTGTAGTACATGTCGCTGATACGACGCGCAGTAACATCAGAGCCAGGCAGCCATCGTTGATCCATCGTCCTCAGTGGACGTATGCCAAATAGTTTCGCTTTCACTTGGTTTCTTCCTCCATTTCTCGGAGAAACTTATTCCAAAACCCTTTGCTTGTGGTGTTGGATCTTGCCCAAGATTGAAGCTGATCTCGCCCAGAAATAACAGACGGTAGGTAATACCTTGTATGTCCAGACAGCGGATCTTTAGTTCGAATGGCTTTCTTTACTCGCCCAATACCCGCATTGTAGGACTGAACAGCAACATCCATGTCTCCGCCCGCCCACTTTCTCATCATGTTTAGGTACTTTGCCCCAGCATGAATGGCCAACTCTGGATTCAAGCGATCATCTAGTTCATACCCAGGCATCACTTCATTCCATGTTGGTGGAGTGAACTGCATCAGCCCAAGGTCATTGGTTGGGCCTCTTGCATCTGCTCTACCCCCTGATTCTTTACCAGCAATAGATGCCAGGATGTATGGGTCTACATCATACTCATCGCCGTACTGCTCAAAAAGCGAGCCGTAATCCTTCCAGGCTCTCTTTGCTCCATCAAATACATTTTTCGCATATCTCTCTGTTTCTTCTGATTCCAGAGTATCAACGACAGACCAGACGGGCGAAGGCGGTGGCTCAACTTCAACCATTGCCGAAGGGTTCTTCGCGTCTTCAGCAGCAGCGATTTCTGCGTCCTGATAATGCCCTCGAATGATGTCGTATATGCTTGAACCCACAAATCACCCAATCTGTCCGTAAGTTACCAAGTCTGTTTGCCGTTTCTGTTCCATCCGTTGGAGTTCAGGAATGTTATCTAGTTCCTCTAAGTAGTTGAAAACACGACCATATTCTCTATCAATTCGTGGCCAATCTGCACCAATAGTCTTTAGGTTTTCAATCTCCTGTTCATAAGGAGGAAGCACTTCGGCCTGAGCCTGACGACGAATAGCTCCGGTATCAGCGCCCTGTTTCTTGATAGGCGCAGGTCCAGACCCGTGGACAGTGGGGATTCCTTTGTCGCGTGCCTCCCGAGACATCCGAGAAAAAGGATCCCTGTTAGTCACGGGTGATACATCGAACTCCTTCATAGGGTCTTTCGTCGCCATAAATCATCTCACGTTTTAGAGGGAGCACCGTATAGGTATCCAAAACCTCGCGACATATCATTAAATGGTTGTCGTCGATAAATGCGGTCTGCCCTATCAAGGTACTTCTTTTTCATCTGAAGAATCCGCTCAGTCGCCATCCTCTCGTACAGTTCGCCCACCTGAGATTGTCCGTATTGTCGATACAGTTCAGCCACTGTCTTGTAGACTAGAATCATGTGGTACTGAGGAGGGAACTGGGGAACGTCTGTGTCCCCAATGAGCCTATGAGGCCTTACATGGTAACGAATCTCGCAGGTAAGATCTGAGTCTGGACGACGATAAACGCTCAACCACTCTCGTGGAAGCTGTTCAAACAAAGGCGCGTCGTTCTGTGCTGCCAACCCTGTGTCACGGAAAGTCTGGTCAGAGCTTGGCACAGCAAACGTAAGAGTCCCGCTGTTTGGGGCAACCTCACCAATCTTAAAGAAGCCCGTATTCTTCGTCGCGTTTCGTCGGTAAATGATTTTTCTGGATCTAATATCAAAGGTTCCAGGTGGGTTTTCCCACATCAAATCAACACCTTGACCGCCTGATGTTGTGGTAACAGACACTACGGCAGACGGCGGAGACTCCATTCCCTCTGATTCAAGGGTCATGCAATACTCGTAGTTGGTCGCAGTTTCAAGCGTGCCAACACTAGAAGTAATGTTTGCTGTAAGCTGAAGCTCTTGCAAAGAAAGCATGTCCGACTGGTCTTCAAGAACGATGATCGGATCGCCAGATGTTGTTCGGTCCAGAATGAACTGCTCTTCCCGTCGCGGATCGATGTAAGTCAACCGGGTATCTTTAGCGCCAGACGTGAACTCATCACGAACCGTGATGCCCAAAAAGTCCACCATGTCTTTTGGAAACCGGACCACGTCAAAAAGAATAGACCAGCTTGAAGATGTTGCGGTTGTCCCTTCATAAGGGCTCATCAAGATCAGCGCGTTTGGCGATGCGCCCGTATCAACATTTGTAATTCGATGTTCTACATCGTCAGGACCCTTGAAGGTCATCCCCTCCATATGGGTTCCAAACGTATAGGCACTGCTCGTAACGATATGGCTTCCGCTCGTGACGGTAACGTCTACAGATCCTGTGATGTCTGCATACAGGGTTTGCTTGGTTCGTTTGTTTAGAAATCGCCAGGGAGATTCAGACGCAATCTCTTCGTAATGGCGGTTGATAATACGAACAATACTGTTGGTGTGTGTATTGATGTTGGGGTTGTGATCAATCAACCCGTTCACCTCAGCAATCAGATCTTTTAGAATCATACAGCCTCCAATAAAAAAGCCCCTCGCAAGTATAGCTCACGAGGGGCTTCAAAGTAATGACAACCTAACGGTCTAGAAGTAGCCCTGGTTGATAATCATCACATCGGCAGTGTTCGTTCCACCACCACCGGGCTCGTCCTCAAGTGCAACACCACAGATGGTGTAGTCGAGAGCAGCCGCAACCGACGTGGGGTCGATTGTCGTGGCCTCAGCAACACGACCAGAGGTAGAGGTTGCAAGCAGACGATCTCCCTGCGTCACGCTAGTGGCAACGTTTGCGTCCTCGTACTTTCCTGCAACTTGGACAACCACATCTTCGCCAGCAGCAACCGTTTGAGTAGCAATGCCGAAAATCAGGCCCTCGTTTTGACCAGTAACATTTGAGTCAGCGCATGAACCGCCAAGACCATTGGTATCGTCGGTGGTTAGCATAACCCAAGAACCTGCCGTACAAGCAGCAGATGCATAAAGGGTAACGAACTTTTTAGGAAAGTGGCTGATACCTTGATCGCCAATTCCGCGTTTATAAACACTCATTTCTTAATCCTCTCATGAGTATGGTTTGTAAAAAGAAAGGGGGCGAATGCCCCCCCTCAGGAGTCAACTTTAGAACGTTTCACCGTCATAAGCAATACCGGAAGAACCGAGGTGCTTAGCGACAAGCTGTCCGTAGAGACGGACGGTTGCACTACGCACATCGTACTCACCCGAGATCTTCTCGAATGGGCTCACCTCGAAGTATCCTTCGGAATCGAAGATGAAGTGAATGTCATCAAGATTCAACAGGTAGAAGCTGATGGTGCAGGTGCTGTGAGTCGTGGTGTTGGTAGGCATGTAGTACTCAGTCTCCATGCGGATACCGTCCCACATCTGGGTCATGCGACCACCGTCCAGCTTCTCCTCGTCAACGTAGCGCTCGAATGCACGAAGAGCACGCTTGAGGTTCTTGGTTCCCTCGCGAGAAGCCAGCCAGATGTGGGGGTCACCACCGGGCGAAACAGCAGCAGTCTCTACGCGGAGGTCTTGCAGGGCTGCAAGTCCATTTGCGTTGAAGCTACTAGCGATGTTTGCGCGTTGGTTCTGCCAACCGGGGACGCCAGAGTAGGTAGCCTTGCTGATACCACCAACGGTGTTGCCCTGAGCGCCAACGGCGTTCTCCTCAAGGAAACCAGTAAAGGTAGCAGCGGTAGCACCGTTCAGGGTGTTCCAATCGGCGTAGCCACCAGCATCAACACCTTCAACGATTCGACGCAGAAGGTTACGACGCATAGCGCCCATGACGGATTTGGTGCGTGCATCAAGGATGCTGATCACAGCAGCTTCACCACGGTTCTTGATCTCTTCATCTTTGGAGATCGCGATAGGCATGGTGACGTGAGCGGGCACATATGCTGCCGGAATGAGAACGTCCTGAACGGAAAGGTTCAGCTTCTCGTATCCGCTTTGCATACGGGTCGCGTTGCTGTGCTCCTCGAATCCAAGAGGCTCAAGGTAACGGGTTCCACCCTCAACGCGGGGGTTACCTTTACCGTGTACTTCCTCATGCACGTCGATAAGAGCGGTTGTTCGTGCCAAGTTGTCGCGAAACTCATCGGCAAGAAGATAGAGTGTGGACGAGAGTAGCTCGTCGCTAATATTCAGACTGTCAGTTTGAACCATTGACATGGCTTATTTCCTCGGGGATTAACGTTTGAGTCCAGACTTGCGGTATCGCAAGGCTTCTTCGGGGTTTGCCTTGACCCAAGCATAAAGCTCGTGCGCCTTGGCTCCTTTCGGAGGACCCGACGTACCCTTCGCGTTGCCTTTGCCACGACCGATTTGACGGGCCGCTGCGGCTCTGGCTTGGCGATCCCTCTGACGAGTTCGTTCTTCAGCAATAGCTCCACGACGTGACTTCACCAACTCATATGCGTCTGGCGTGCTGATCGAGTAACCCATCTTCTGGCGGTCGCGGATGACATCTGCCATTTCCTTCTGGAAAGCCTTATCCTTCATTTCAGGATGGCTTGCGACGAAATCGCTCAAGGCAGCCTTCTTAGACTCCCGCTGGGTGATTTCATGCACCGGGTTGATCAGTGATTGCAGCTTTTCAGCAGCGGCACGCTCAATACGCGCCTCAAGTCCTTCCGGGGTGTTGATATCTGGAAGGTTGTCCTTAGACTGGCTAAGGATAGACTTGAGTTGAGGATTGTCTAAAAGCTCAGAGAACGCCTTCTGACGATTCACGAACTCGCGTTCTTGAGCCTTCAGTTGGTTTTGGCGCTCTTGGTACTTTGCCTCAAGCTCTCTCGCTGCAAGCGAATCTTTTTGACGCTTGTTGTGATAATCACGACGGAGATTGTGAATGACGCGCTTCGACAGTGGGTCGAGTTTGTCTAGATGCTCCGGCTTGATTCCCTTATAGAATCCGTCCAGATCGAGAATTTCATCTCGGGGTAGGTCGGATGTCAGCAGATCAAACTCCTTGGGCGGCGCTTCACTTGCCGCCTGGGCTCCATCTGTTGCGTCAACCTCTCCCCGAGTCCCAGAACCACTAGCTACATCTGATGTCACACCTCGATCAGCATCCATACCGCTTTCACTTGCTGCGGAATGACCTGTTGCTTCAGCCGGGGAAGCTTGGGCGGTCGTATCCACAGAAGGTGAAGAGACGGCGGACCCTGAGTCGTTAGGTGCTCCAGCGTCAGCGCTAGATACCGGGTTGCTCAGTTCGGTGTCAGCCATTTTTTCTCCTAAACAGGCTAAAGGGTGCCTGTTGGATTTGATTATGCAATGCGCTTATTCGCTTTGCAAGGTTCAGTAATATAACAACTTATATGAAGCTACATATTCTCCATCAAGAGATCTGCTTCTTCATCATCCATTGGAAGCTCTTCTTCCGCACCAGGAGGCATAGGAGCGCCTTCCGGTCCTGCCCCTTCCATACCAACAGGCTCTTGGAGCATATTGGCAAGTTCTTGGTTCTTTGCCATCAGTTTTAATTTTGCAGTTGCAGAACGAACGGAAGAATCATCGACAAGAGTCGTGGCGTCAAAGTTTTGATCAGCAAACTTTCCTTCCACGTCGATCATGCGGACAGCTTCAGACAGTGCTGCCGCTGGAGCAAAGATTTCAGGAGGAAGGGGCATGTCCCACTTGTCTCCTTTTCCAACCATCTCGGGATTAGGCGTCCATTCTGGCAACGGAAGATCCTCTCCGGCAAGAAAATCGATGGTTTTGTCAAGCTCTCCAGCAAATGACTTAATAATTTTGATTGAGTAAGGCTTAGTTGGTGGTGGCGCAAAGGCTCCAACTTGTTCCATTTGTGCTTGACCCACCTCTTGACCAGCCTGAGAAACCATTTCTGGCGTTACTTCCCCACCGGGAGGAGGCATTTCTCCTGCCCCAGGGGGCATCGGCATGTTTGGGTCAAAACCAGGATCGCCTGGGTATGGAAGATTTTCACCTGTTACGGGATCGACTGGCATTTGGGATCTCCTTGTAAATCAATCTAGGGGAAGCATATCAGGAACTTGGCCCGCGTCACGCGCTTTTCGCCAATCTTTGTATGCTGGGTCGTTTTCAAGTCTGTCTACATAATCTTTGTAGACTTCTGTTTCTTCATCAATCTCTTTGTCGGCTTTACTAAAGTGATAGTCCATATCCCAATCACCATCGACTGGTGTGAGTCCTTGCTGTTTGCAAACCTCACGTCGATGCCGCTCCGACTTTAGAACCATACCAAGGCCCCGGTCATAGTAGGGATACCGCGCCCAGTGCATGTCGAGCTTCATCTTGTAGATTCGCTTAGCAGTTCCACTGCACCGCTCAAGCTCACACTCAACTTCCTCAACGTTACCTTTAAACCATTCAAACGTAACGTGAGTACACTTCTCGCACTTGAACTGCATCAAGCGCTCTTTCTTCATGAACTCATCTACCGGCTGTCCTTCACCGTAAAGGACGTGCATGTTCTTCTGCTTCGGCGGTGGCCGCCAATTAATCTCTCGATGAAGAGCAACTTCACCACACTTTTCGCATTCTGTTTCTTTTGGGCGGCTGTTTATGCCCGAAAAAATATCAGTCTCGTGATTACACGAAGAACAGTCGTATGTATAGATTGGCATCGTTACCCCACAGCGCCTGCTTGACCAAGAAGCTCTTGTAGGAACTGAACCTGTTGTTCAGGCGGATAGTTCAAAGCCTCTTGAACAAGTTGAATAATCTCTGGTGGTGCGCCCATCTCCATTAGTGCAGCCAGAATCGTCTCAAGCGCCTGCTGGGGCGGCAACGATAGGATCTGTTGCGCCAGTTCGGGCGAAATAGGTAAAGCCGGGAGAGCGCCCCCTGGACCCGGTGGTGGTCCTGCGGCAGTGGGAGGGGCCATAGGAGCCATAGCCTGGGAGGCTGGCGGTGGGGCCGGAGGAGGCGGCCCTCCCGGTGGCGGTCCTCCCTGAACCGGCATCCCAGGGGGCATTGCTGCCTCTTCTGGCATCATGCCGGGGGGCGGCCCACCTGGAGGCATTGCTTGTTCTTGCGGCGAAGGAGGCTGTCCTTCACCTTCCGCTTTCGCGGCCTCAGCTTCTTCCGCCTCGGATTCAAGCGCCGCCTCAAGTGCATCTGGATGCATATCCCCTGGCAAATCAAACTTCTCTACAAGCGCTACCATTTGTGCGCGAGCAAGCTTTGCGCTGGGGCCACCCTTGGATACGATCTCCCAAAGCATTTGCAGTGGCTCCAGAAGAGTAATCATTGCCTGGCGTACCGCTGATTCTGAGAACGGGGTGCGCCGTGAATCAACTACTTCGACAGCGAAATCACCGTCGAGATCTTCAATCGTAATTTCGAGAATTTCCAGACCGTCTTTGATTCGTACAAGGTCAGGTTGAATGGACGCTTTGACCTCGACTTCAGCGACTGCGCCAACAACCTCTCCGCCTTGCTCTTCAACTTCCTCTTCAACTTCCTCGATAACTTCTTCCGCATCCTCAACGGCCTCGTCCGCAACCTTCTCCATCTCATCCATGGCTTGTTGAGGCGCAAGCTCCTCATCTTTTCCATTGAGGACTTGGTTTTGCTCTTCAATCCCACCGCCTGCATCGGGTGCTTCCATGGCGGCAATCAGAGCGCGGTAAAACATACGGACAAGCTGTGCAATCCAGCCGTCCTTGATCATCGCATGGCGACCAAACTCGCTTTCGGTGTAGTCACGAAGGTTCATTACCTCCGTTGCTGTTGCCTGAGTGACGGCACCATAGGCATTTGGGCTGGTTCCAGACGCACGTTGTAGGTCCGCATCAGCCAAAGCCTCGTAGTTATCGATGTTTTGGGAGATCGGATTGCTCCGAATGGGAACCATGATGTCATTTAGGCTCCGACCCTGAAGCCTTGTCTCCTCTACAGGGATCACAAGGCCGTCTACACCGGCTGTAATCTGTGACATTTGGTCTGCTGTGAGCACACCATCAAGGCAAACGTACTGTCGGGAGTCTCTACGGGCGGCATTTGCACGGAAACTTCTAAAAATATTGATCTCAGAGATCTGAGGATAGACGCGAGACGCCTGACTTACTCCCCTAAGTGGGTATTCTGGCTCTTCATTGAAGATAAGAGGCGCAATGTGGGGGATTGGATCGCCATCTCTGGACGAAAAAGGCATGGGACCAATCCAAACTGGGTCCTCATACTCCTTTCCTTGGTCCAAAAGGTACACTTCCATGCGCCCACGCATCTCTCCGTTCGGTCCTTGGAAGCTATCAACAAAGTTACAAAGCTCTAAGACCCGAACAAAGGCCGATTCATCCCCATGAGAGCCCTTTTTTTGGCCATTTTTCTTGTCTTTTCGGGGGTTTTTGTGCAGTAAAGAGTCGCTTCCATCAAGAAAATCTTCTCTCGGAGAGCCCTTTAGCTCCCGTAAACCGTACTGTTCTTCCACTTCTTCGACAGGACGATAGTAAATATGACCAATAAATCGGGCATCTTCCTCGTCATACACGTCGCAATCAAGCAAAAGCTCCCACCAAGGGATAACTCTGAACCAAACCCGGTCAATCGGGTCTACAGCGGTGTCGTCTACACCTAATTTTACACCTGCACCAGGGTAAATAAGGGCCTGTCGGATGGCTTTAAGCACCCTCAAGTGGGTTCGATTCTGCAAAAGCCACTTGTTCGCGACCAATTCAGCCTTTCTTGGGTCGCCACCAAGGGTCGGACCAGGCCCTACAACCACCCGAGACGCCTTTGGATACAAGGCCGAAACGTAACTTTCGATGATTCCGTAAAGACGATTGACTTCAATCTGAATCTGAGCGGGAGATTCTTGTACAGAATGGTAGCTTTGAGTCTGATGTGCCTTCCAAAAGCGCGTCAGATAGGCGGCTTTATAGACTTGCCAGTCCCTGCGCTCGTCACGCATGCGTCCATCATGAGCATCTATCTGCTCACGAATAAACTTTGGGTCTAGGATGTCGTTTTCAGCCATTACGAAATAGGCCTCTCAGCGTAAGGATTATGTCCGGGCATATTAGCGGCTAACATGTCTAAGTCACTTCCCGCACCTTCAATACGAAGAGACTCTTGTTGTCGGCGCTGAACTTCGGCATCCATTCGCTTTTTACGTTTCTTCTCACGCATGGCCTGCACTACGCCGACTACTTCACCTACGACCTCTGCTCCTAACTGAGCTTTCTTTGTAAGCGCCGCTTGTTGCTTGGCCTCGTGGGCCGCTGTCAACTCGGGCAGCTTCCCGCTTTTTTCTACCATTGTTCCCGCTTGCATTGCAGCGGTTGACATGCCAGGCACTACAGCCATTTTTCCCCCTAAAGTCTTTCGAAGAGGAGATCTTCATCCGACATAGTATCAAGACCAGGCTTTTCTACAACAGGTTCTGGTTCTTGAACTTTCTCTTCTTTCTTTTCAGGTTCCACTCGAACGGGCTCAGGCGGCGCTTCTTCTTCTGTATACGGACGAAACAACGCGCTTTCTTGCCGACCAAATTTAGTTCTTCCTTTTAAAGGATCGAAATCATCGTCATAATCTCGAAGGCGCATTGTTCTAAGTTGCGCCGGACTAAACCTTGGCCGACCCCGAAGCTCCTTAGGCAAGTTCATCTCCCTCTCAATAGCGGCTTCAGGAGTCACCGCTGCTTCGGAAATAGCCATAGAGATGGATTCAGCGGGACTAAATCCATCTTTACGAGCGTACTTATTAATCTTTGAGAGGATGAAGGATTCAGACATTTATCGGTGCTTCACCGAATGGTTTGTGCGGGTTGAGGCGGAGGTAGCATGCCGGTTGCGGGGTCGATTCGGCTAAGCTGGCGCTGGATTTGCGCGTCAGACCACCCGTTTTCACGCAAATGGTTTTCCATCATGGTGCGGTACATGGTGCGCTCTTGTTCATTAAGCGCCTGACCTGCCTGCCACTTGTTGTGAAGGCTCTCAACCCTGCGATTATATTCTGCTATGGCTTCAGGGTGGTCTGACGCAGAGAACGTTACGGGCTCTTCTATGCGAACCTCTCCTGGCTTCATCCCTAGTTGTTCTGCGTACTGACCTTCGGGATAGATCGACACCATATCTTCAGGTGTTGCCTCGCCTTTAATCTGCTCGTCTGCGGCAAAAATCATTGGACGATGTCTTACCGTGGCGCTGGTAGGACCAGGCATGCTTTGCTGAAGCACCTCTGTTGGCTCTTCTGCTCGCCTAAAATTGAACTCCAGAGGCTCCATGTACTCCCATTTTGTGGGAGGGATTGGCTGCATCTTGCGAATAACCCTTGTTGGGGCTGCAACGTAGGGGTGTTCTGCGGGAGTTGAGTATCCGCCTACGGCTCCAGGGTAAGCTTCGACGTAATTTTGCTGTTCCCAAGGGAGGATGACATCCCCGGTCGCCCCTGCTTGTCGCATGGCTCGGCCTTCAGGAGATTCCGAATATTGGACCTGAGGGGGATTACGGCCAGCGGCATTGGCAAGTTCTTGCTGCTGTTGCATACGCAGTTGGGTCGGTGTCAGGAACGGGTTTGGTTTATCAGCCATGAGTTCTCCAAAAAAACGGTAGCAAGGTAAGGTGACAGTATCACATTCTTATGTGGTAATCCCTTACCTTATGGCAATCTGCTAAGAATTAAGTCTTCATCATCTTCCGGTAGCTCTTCAGCTAAAGCCGGTGCTGTCTCTGGGGGCTTCCTGGGTCGGGGCGGCAAAAAAGATTGAAATGGATCTCTCTTAGGCTCTTCCTCTTCTGGGGGAAGGGCGATCATCTCGTCTTCTTCTTCTTCAATCTTGGCTACTTCTTCCTCGCGATCACCGGGCCAGTTGATTTTAGTAAGAAGGTCCAACATGACTTGGTTCATGCGCTCGTCTTCTGGGCTAAGCTTTCGCTTCTCCATGGTGTCATACGGCTGGCGCAAAGCTGCAAGATACCCTTGCTCTTCCCTGTTCAGTCCACCAATCGGGATTCTTGCGGGCGGGACACCTACAACGTCCTCGTCTCCCTCCCTTCTTCCTCTTCGCACTCCCTCTGTGATCATAGGATCTGCCATATCATTCTCCCGGTGGCTTATTGATTCGGATGTGTAGGCCCTCAATGGTTGGCTTCTCTAACCTTTCACCCAGAAGCAGTTCGTCATCAGTAATGCCGTAGTTCTCTTGCTCGTTACCCCAGTATTCAAGGAACTGACCGGCATCAAGAAAGCCATGCTGCTGCAAGAAGCCTTCTTCTTCGAGTTCGGGTGGGATAGGAAGAAGTTCGTTTGGTGGGACAGTCTCTCCCTGAGGAGTTTCCTCTTCGAAGCTCGATTCGAGACGCCTGAGATTCCTCATCCGAGGAAAAAGCAACCCCACTCGTTCTGACTCAAGTTCTCTGTCGAAGCGTTCAGGATCATCAAGTCCGTCGTAAGGGGCCTCTACTGATGGATCATAAAACTGGACATTGCCCATGCTTCCCACAATAGACTCAATAGCAACAGGGTCTGGCTCGTACCCCTCTTCGTCCGAAAGAAGCATCTCTCTTGACATCCTGACGTACCAGTCGTCAGGCATTCCTTGGACTTGTTGCCTCAGCAAAGCGTTGTAGGCATCAAGCGTTTCACTCTGTCTTTGCGCTCTCCGTACCCGCTTATGAGCGCCAAGTATTGGCCAATCCTCGCCAATCCAAGGAGCCTCAAGAAGGTGCTGGGCTCCTTTAAATCCAGCATATCCAGCCAACCCTACGGCCTCAGCCGATCCGGGTGCCCTTAATCTTGAAACGTTTCTCCAAGGGCCAAACCCTGTTGGCCCTCTTGGGCCTCGTGGAGATTGCCCAATTTTGTACCCTCTCTTAAGATCTCGCATCATCTGCTTGAACTCTTGGGGGTTCATTTGAGCACCGCGAGCCATGTTCGTCATTCGTTGATGCATTTGACGAGTCATGTGGGTTCTTCCAGGTGGTGGTTTCCTCATGCTTCGAGCGAGTTCTTGTGACAACCGATCAAGCCTTGCTCGGTTCTCTGGGCTGTTTACTGGCTTACCGGCACGCATCGATTCTCTTGCAATCTGACGTGCCTCTTTGTTAAATATTTCAGTAGCTTCGTTTAGAGTCACTGGATCAGTCTCCTATTTTTTCCAATCTTGGGACCAATACGGGGTTCCAAAAAGAAATCCACCCGGAATACCAGGAAGTGAGGTTCTCTTTCTTGTATCCCAGGTTGAGGCATGGCTTACGTTGACCGGATCAATCCCGGTTCCATGTTGTTGTCTACGGGACTGAACGTGCAGTTTCCCTTGGAAGTTTGGATTGTTAGGGTCGGTTTGCCAACCAACTAGTTGAGTTTGCGCGTAGTTCTCGCCCTGTTGACCCAACTGGCTGCGGTCTTGAGTATGGATTGCTTTAGTTCTCCATCCTCCACCGCTTTGGTCGTAGGCTTCTCCCATTCTGTGCCTTAAAAGTTCTTCGTCGGACATTTCATCGAGTATTTGCTCGTGAGTTTTTCTAATAGGGTCTGCCATCACGGCTCCTTCCGTTACGAAAGAAACTATCACATACCGAATGGATGCGGGATAGCCTTTCTCTTCCTCTTGAAGGGGAATGCTCGGCCCATCAGGGGCTCGGGAAGGGTCTTCATGTTCCACGCAGCAAGGGCTAGAGCATCGCAGAGATCGTCATGATACCCATCTCGACCCTCTACTTTCCCGTCTTCCTCTCGTACATGCATCATTTCTTGCACTGTCGGAAGGTCGGTGAGCGTCAAGGAGTCTCCATCAACTAAGTACCGCAAGTGAGAATACACCTGGGCCTTTCTTCCAAGCCCATTTCTTCCGCCAGTCATCTTAAAATGATCGCCATTTGCAGGGTTGTACCAAAGCGGAACGCCCATTTCACGCAATCTGTGGATCACTACAGGGCCACCACCGCCTGTGTTCCACTCACAAAGCACTCTCGCACCGTTGTAACGGAACGCCAACTCAGCAACACGGATGGCAAAGTCCTCAGGCGACCTCTTGTTCGTAGTAAAAACAGCCACCTGTTCGCCATCTCTACTCAAAACCTGGGCAACAGAGTAGTCATTGCCTGTTCCCCAACTGGGATCAACACCCACACCGTAGGCCATACCAGCCTCGGGCTGTTTGAAGATACGCAACTCCTTCGACATGTCAGGAGGACGAAGCGTTGCAATCACCTCGTTGAGGTACATCTGGTCAAACCATGACCCAGTGACCTCCATGAAGCCTTCTTCAACTGTCAGAGGGTACTCTCGGCGGAACCTTGCCTCACCAATACCGTCAGCACCGTTGATCTTCTGGTGTCTCCAATACAGTTGATTGATGTCTAAGTCGAAAAGCTCCTTCAAATCCCACTCTTCTTGAGTCGGTTCCCACTTTGGAGGCGCTTGTAGGCGATATGCCCGATGATCAGACCAACGGAAAAACCGGAACACTGCACTCGGGTCGCGCTGGGCATCCAAAACTTTGCGGTGAAATAGATTGCCAGGACCATTCGGAGTGCTCGTCACGAAGATTTGCTTGTGTGGACCATCGTGCAAAGTAGATGTGACGGACGCCCAAACAGCTTCATCATTAGGCCAATAAGCAACCTCATCAGCATGAAGACGCTGGAAGGTAAACGAACGACCATGACCACGACCACCAGCGGTTAGGCACCGGAAAACCACTCCAGTATCGGAGAACTCCATCTCTTTACGGTTGGATCGAGCCAAGGGACGTTGCAAAACAGTAGGGAGGCTGTCGTGGAAGTACTTCAGCCTCTTGAAGATCGAGTCCGTTGCATCAACGTCGTTGGCTACAATCAGAGTTCGGACTGGATCCAGGCACCAATACCCATAGGTAAAGTTCCATGCACAACCTACAGTGGTGTCTCCAATCTGACGTGGCTTGCAATGCACAATGGATTTCGCACCTACAAGGAAATCATGCAAAGCAATACGCTGCTCGTCGTAAGGCTTGTCAAAGAAACGCTCGATGCCTTTCTCATCAATGATCTTCAGACGACTAATGAACTCAACAGGATCCTTGCCTAAGTTCATCAACCGCTGAACTACGGCATCTGATACACCACTCACTTACCACCACGCCAAGCAATCGCGCCTGTGTTTACCTGAAGCCACTCAACAACAGCCGTCTTGCGGTCATCTTCATCCTTACCGCCAACCTTGCCTGTGATCTTAGAGTACAAATCCAGCGCCTTGGAATCACCATCGCGCATCATCTCACGCAGCGTGTCCCAAAACACCACGTCTAAACCATCAATGTCTTCTTTGGTCATCTGACGAGGAAGAGGGAACCCATCGTAGAACCAGGAGATAAAGCCCGATTGGTTCGACCATTCGCGCCATTCCTTCATGCTTACCTGCGGACCAGAGAACACATCACTACTACGAGAACCACGGAGCCAATCTCGGACATAACCAAGGCCCTTTTCATCCATCTCAATGGCCATCTCTTGGAATGCAACCTGTCTTTCTGTTGGATCAAAATGAAGAGCCTCCTGTTCAAACGGACTTAGCGCAGTGTGCTGAACAGCAGGCAACTGGCTCGCTTCTTCTGCTTCATTACGCATCAACGACATCAAAGGATCTGTTAGAGTCGTCGGCTCTTTTGGAGTGTCCATGATTCCAAACTACCGCAAATGTCTCGATTTGTCACTGGTCGGGCTCAAATCTTGCGCTCCAACCTGAAGCCGATAGGCTGGTTCGGTCACAAAGGAGACATCATGGTAAACAAAGTATTGCTCATTGGAAACCTGGGTGCAGACCCAGAGATGATCGAAACCAAATCAGGCAACCAAGTCTGCAAACTGCGCCTTGCAACTACCGATAGGCGGAAAGACAAGGACACTGGTGATTGGGCTGACCACACCGAATGGCATAACGTCGTGTGTTTCGGGAAGACCGCAAACAATGTCGGCAAGTATTGTCACAAGGGAAAGCAGATCTACGTCGAAGGACGGATGCAAACGCGCAAGTGGCAAGACAAGGATGGCAACAATCGGTACACCACAGAGGTTATTGGAGACAACATCCGATTCCTCAAGGGTGGGAACGAACAACAGCAGCCTCGTCGCCAACAGTCACGCCAAGACAATAGGGGCGGCCAAGATGAAATGGACCTGCTGTACTAAACAGGCTTGTCAGGATTCTCTAGACAGGACATTATCAGCTTGATGGAAAACAAAAACCTCAAGCTGCCAGATCGCTACTTCTTCCAAATCCTTGCTGTCGGGTACGGCGAGGATGAGGACGAAGCCTTAGCCTACGTTTTTAACAAAATCGCCAAAGGCGAAGAACAAGATGTCCTTGAGCCAGAAGTCATCTGGGAGAAGGACGACGACGAGGATGATCCAGAGGCATTCATCTGGACCAAAGAAGTCGGAGACAGTTGAGGTACACATGAAAGTGAAAGACGGTGAAGCGCTGCTTGATTGCGGCTGGAAGATGGAGAAGAAGAAGGGGCACTACTACTTCTACGATGAAGAGGGCATCTTCGTTGCACGAGGACCAACCATTGCTGAGGCCATTATTGCTGTTGAGATGAACCTGAAGCTTAGGTTTATGGCTTGCTCTCAGCGAGTAGTAGAGAATGCACTGCCAGAAGGTGGCATCGAAGCGTAATGCTTACGCAGTACATCCATATGGCAGCCCAAACAGTAGACTCGGACGATGAGGTCACGGACGATCTCATCGCTGAGCTACGCCAAAAGGCACTCAAAACGGTCCAACACCGCACAAAAGTGTTCAAATCGGCCAGCGGAAGGGTGATTGTGCAGGTGAAAGTCTCAGAGGCACGCGATGAAGAGGAAGACGCTTGGGTTTAGCTTCGTAGCAAGCCGCGTTAGGTCGGACAGACCTGCTGTTGACTGGGTAAGTGCGGACCATTACGGCCAAAACCAGGAACTCATCGACGATTTGGAGGCAAAAGCGCCTGGAATCCTGTGGGCACTGGGTGTTTGGCCGGATTTAGAGGTCGCAAAGCGCTGTGATGTGCCGATTTCGGACGTAACAAGGGCCAGAAGGGTCATTGGAGCGCCATCTATGACCGTTGAGCGCAACAAAGAGGTCGAAAGACGCATAGGACCACTGTGTGAGGTCCTTTTACGGGACGGATACGAGTACGAATCGTTCCGATTGCGGCGTTGGGCGGCAGGATTGTTCCATCTGGGGAAGGATCGGACCCGAAAGTTCGGCAGACCGGGCGAAGCATGGTGGACAAACGCTTCGTGCAGGACCAAATACCTGCGTGAAATGTCACCAATAGGCGCAAAGAACTGTTTTACTTGCCGATTCTGGAGAGGGGCACGAAATGACCGCGTTCGTCTTGCTCCATATTGCATGGCACCGAAGGGGATTCACCGTCTGATAGGAAGGAGATGGTTACACCAACGCAACGGGGACATGAATCAAACACCACGCGCTTCTGCTGTGAACTGTCCAGGCTGGACGGAACCAATTCCTGGTAGGACTCGCACTTTGACCCAGCATATTCACAGCGACACATCTGGATGGTGGGAAGCGTGGCTATCTCCTTTACATGTTGCACCATGGCCGTTGCATCCTGTTCGTGGCTGGAAGACAGTTAACACTGATGAGTGGTTAGAACTGATGGATGCGATGCGAGATAACCTCTAAATATCTGTAATATACACATATATTGGATATCCCCCCCGCGAAGTTTTTTTCAACATCATTTTTGGCCCTCCCCCCCCATGCGCGTGTGGTTCGGGCATATATCACCCCCCCCATGCGCGTGGGGCGCGTGGCGTGTGGCGTCCGCGTGTGGCGTGTGGCGCGTCATGGGTCCATATTGCCTCCGATACCGGCACGACCGGCACGACCGGCACGACCGAACAACGACCGCACACGGGCCACGACCGAACGACCCGAACGAACGACCCGAAACAGGACCGAACGAACAGCCGAAACGACCGAAACCCGAACGACCCGAACGACCGGGGCAGGAATCGAAACGACCGGAGCCGAAACGATAGGAGCCCGAACGACCGGAGCCGGAGCCGGAGCCGGAGCACCCACAACCCCTTTCGAGGTAGCAAGGCGCAAAGAAGGAACACGAGCCCATGCGATAAACCGACCAGTCACAGCGCATCGGGCTCGTTGCCGGGGATGCGTTGCGGATAGTCCGTCAATGGCAAGAATTGCGTTCATAAGGACAAGGTAACATTTTGAAATGGGTTTCGCTTGAATATTTCTGATTTTATCGAAAATGGCTTGACGTACAGCGTTTTTGGATATCCCCCCCCATCATCATTTTCTGAAAACGTAGGTTCAAAGCGGAAAATGAAAGAATCGAAAAAAACTTTGATTTATTTTGATTTTTTTTCTCCATTTATTTCAGGGGTTTACGAGCGAGCATTGCCGCAGTACAGCGGTTCGTTGTAAGTGTCTGTTTTTATTGAGCTTTTTTTCAGATTCGCCGAAAAGGTAGGTTGAACCTGGAAAATAAAAAGTTGGATTATTCGATTTCTCAAAGTAGATTGATTGAGCGAAACGGACTTGCCGTTGCAAACACAAAGCTGATACCGACAAAGCGCCACGCTCTAAGGCAGTCCCTTTCAGGGGTTCCCCGGAGCACCGAGGTGGCAGGGCGTCGGGGGATGACCAGGGCATAGTAAACAAACGCGACCCCCTGGCGGAAACGTGGCTCTTTCGAGGGCATCTGTTCTTTAGTTACGACATTATCGACCACATGCTGCACACATGGCATAGGCTGTTAGGCGTCAGGCATCGGAGTACCCCCCCCATTCGTGGGACCAGGGAGAAGCAGATGAAGCGCGGGACGTAAGAGGGCGAAAAAATCCCTTCCTGTGAGATGTACTGGTAAAGCGAGTGGACTACATATGGCCGATTCGCTCCCTTTGGGGGTGTGATGATTCGTGTTGATTCGTGAATAAGGCTTTCCCTCTGCCGGTGTTTGAGCCAGTGGGACTGTCTATGAAGCGTCTAACAGCGTCTAACAGCATCCCATCGCTCTATTCCCGCAAGTTCGGGCCGAGGGCTAAGAGGGGAGAGGCAAAAAAGCTATGGGAATTGCATAGGTAAACACGCGGGGGATGGGCTTGTCCCGTCCTCCGCCTTACCCAATAGCGTCATGGGTTCTATTCATGGCGCTATCCGGTGAGCTTTATTCTATCGCGTAACGTTACGCGCGATGGAGTATTCCTATTCCAACACAAAGTCTGTAACGCGCGAGCGTAACAGTAAAGGCAACCCAATGTACAATATCACTGTCATCGATGGAGTGTTCCATCTCGTATGCGCGGAAACCCTTGAAACCACTGGGATTTTCGCAGATAGTCCAGAAGCAATCGAGCGTGACCAGGGCCTAACATACGACCCATCCACAGACACGTTCGACCAGTAAGCACAAACCCCCAACGCCCCCTTGGAAAAACCAGGGGGGACCTCTGTCTCAAAAATACAACGTCCAAGGAGGACACCCATCATGGCTAAATCCAACCCACAACTCGTTCGCGCCCTCGTCCGTCAAGCACCCGAGGCTACCAGCACCAAGCAGGCCAAGAAGGTCGTGCGTGCAGCCTTCCGCGAGGTCTACGGGCCTGAGTGGTTCGCTACCACCAGCACCAAGAAGCTCAAGGCACGAGTCCAGAAAGCTTACATCGCGGGCACGCTGTAGTCGAAACGCCCCCGCGTGGGGCGTCTGGCGAGGATTGACCACCCGCCACTGATGATGACACTTGGTCACGCGCACCCACTTACACACCCAGGAGGCAACCGATGATCTTTGAACTTGTAAACCGCTACGGCTACGTGGCCGGAGTATGTCCATCACGCAAGGAAGCTGAAGTCCTGCGCGAAGTGCTCAAAGAGCGAGCACAGTACGCAGCCAAGCACATAAGCGAGCCCTTTGACTGGTGGCACCTGAGCATCAACCCGCGACTCGTAATCGAGTAACCGACAACCCCACACCCACACCCACAAGGAGAACCATGTACATCTGGAACCCTCGCAACATACAGCCCCACTTTCACCACTTCAATCACCGTGCGCCTTTCCGCATGATATGGCTTCAGTTTCAACGTGAGGGCTTGTCAAGCGCTGCCGCCCTCCGATTGATAAAGCACCTGGTGGGCTCCACATTAATATCACGCCCGCACGTTGACCAGGGAGTAGGCTCAAAGCTCTCCAAGATTGAGCGCAAGGTAGCATTCCTGCACTCGCACCAGTGGGAATACACCACGCAAGGAACCTGGCTCAACCTGTACCGAGCGGTTCACTGCTACGGCGGACCCGAGGAGGGTGGTTGGTGGTACTGGATGTTCGAACCTGTGAACGGAAAGCGCATCGATCATATGTCCCCGCGCCTTCAAGAAGAGTACCGGCTCCGAGTCAACCGCACATTCGGACCACCCAACGACAACATCTACCGAGGAGAATACCTGCTCGCCCGCGTCGAGACAGGGTGTCCAAAGTTTCCTGGTCCACGTCCACAGTGGGGGTAATCCGTCCCACTTCTGTCCCACTTTCATCCCGCGTATGACTGGTAGAGGGTAGCTAAGTAGCTGGAATCACATGGTGGTCACGTCCCAATCGTGTCCCACTTATGTCCCGCTAAGGTTTCCCTCTTCCTTCATACTACCTACTCCCTTCCAATTACATATGTTTAGAGTACTAAGGTTTTGGTAGAGTAACCCCCCTCTACCTTCCTTTACCCCCCTATAGTCCCCCCTAATGGTTTCCTTCTCCCCCCGCAAGGATAAAAATGTAAGGTTGACGGAACCATAAACACTTGATAAAAACTACAACACAGAGGCAACCAATGAACAGCAAGAATATCTACCTTGTGACAAGGACCGATCCCGGTGGCTGGGACACATGGGATTCATTCGTCGTCATTGCGACCGATGAAACCGAAGCCCGCTACACCTACCCTGGCCCATACCACGAGTGGGATGACCGCAAGTGGGACCGCACCCAGAAAGCAGGATGGGTGATGGTCTTTCAAGACGGGAGCACTGAGCCAGCCAGCCCGTACCACGGCTGGGTTCAAGACCCGGAGCAACTTGAGGTGACTAAGATCGGAGTCGCTGAGTCCACCCCCGAAAACCCTGTAATCCTTGCCAGCTTCAACGCTGGCTAACCTGAGAGGCAACCATGAAAGCATTCACTGACCCGATCACCGGGTGGACCGCGACCTTCCACTGCAACATCTGCGGGCTGCACTACCCGGTCCAAGTGCAGCCACCGAACAGACCCAAGCTCCCCTGTACTGAGTGCGGGCACAAAGACTTTCGAAGAGTAAAACCTAAGCGAGGCAACCAATGAGCTACAAAGAGTTCGACCATCAAGTGTCAACCCTGGACCTGGCCTACATAGCCGGACAGATCGTAAATGAAGAGACAGAAGGGTGGCTGACCGAGGCGCACACCCTTTACGCACCCCAGGAAGGCTGCTCCAGCTTTGCAGTCGTCATAGATGACGCAGTTCTAATGACGGCAACCGAGGAAGGGAACCTCGTGATCTGGAATCTAAACGAACCGCCTCCGTGGGACTGCGGGCACGGATACGAAAAGCAATTCGATTTAGTCGAAGACTTCATTGAACGCATGCTCAAGAACAAGCAAGACAACTGCAACATAAAGCCCGCGCCATCTTGGATGCGGGAACAACTCTCCAACCAATAAAGCGAGGCAACCAATGAACATTCTACACTTCCCCCCTTTAGCGTCCACCTACATCACCTTGTGGGAGGACTCCTTCTCCCTGTGGGTTCAGTTCCCCACGAGTTCGCTCTCTATGTCCGATGCGAAACTCATCGACGAGGTCAACGCAGTCATCGAGAGAATGATTTCGGTTGGCTTCAAGCCAGACCCCGACGAGGGACTGGTCGGATGGACCAAGGACGACATCGGCTACACCCGAAAGGAGAGGCGAGACTATCTCATGACCTACGACGAGCTTCCCGATTTCGTTCGATGGACTCGGGCGTTCAAGCGAAACGAAGACAAGATCCACCTCGCATATCGCGACGTTCCAACTGACAACTGCAAGCCTGCCGAAAAAAAATAAACTTTTTCTGTCCGCCAAGGACATCTCACCACGTCTTCTAAGTAGAGGCCACAACAACCAACCCCAATGAGGCAACCATCATGATGGAAGTAATCAACCTTCACCCCTTATCTGACGAACAAGATCCATACGGAGAGTACCAAGTTCACCCACTCTACCGGCTTGCGTATTGGATCGAGGGCAAGCTCAAACAAAAGCTCGACCCCAACGACATAATGAAAACCTGTGGCGGGGTGCCCGCAACAAAGGAAGAGGTCGCTTTACTCCGTGAGGCATACACCGCTTGCTTGAAAGAGGACCTTGAACGAGCGGTCTTTCTGGCCCGCGAGTACGAAGAACTCGATGACTACGGATTCTATGACGAGGACTTCTGGAAAGAGTGGTTCCCCGACCTCGTCTTTATTCAACCAATCCCCAACCAACTCGACAACTAAGGAGGCAACCATGAAAGGTGAGAACCAACTTCAAGAGGCAGTCCGAAAGACACTTGTGAAAGCCAACGAGGTTATCATTGGCAAGGAGGTCATCAACTGGACCATCCCTGCCGACGATGACAGCGGCAACGTGTGTCTTGTAATGATCCTCAAGTGGAGGAAACAACAAGGCAGCGACACACTCAAGCCATCACCAGGATGGACTGTGAGAACAGTGATTGACCCTACCGGCAAGGTCTTAGCCACTCAAACAGATTAGCCGTGACAACTCAACAACTAAGAGGCAACCATGAATAAACTCACACCGAACACTCAACTGTGGGACTACGACGACGAACCCATCTTCCCCAGCATTGGAATCGTTCGCCACGTTTCCACTCACGACGGCTACACTGGCGGACTTGTAGAGGTTCTACCCAAGGATGGAAGCGAGCCCTACTTCCAGGTCTACATCCAGGTTGGCGAGCACGCAAAGGACGTGCGTGAATACATTGAGTTCACTGAAAACGACGACGCCGACTACATCATCCGCCGGTTCATCGAGGAGATGCAAGCCGACGAGCGTGATGCAGCAGACGAGATGAGACGAGAGATCGCAATGGAGCAAGGCATGCTCTATGGATGCGATGCATACAACGAAGCCATGGGGTGGGAGGTGAGCTATGAATAAGCTCATCACCTGCACACGATTCGCAGCATTCTACATCGGCATGGCGTTCTTTCCAGTGTGGGTGATCATGTCCATCAACATATGGATTGACCCCGGCATGCCATGGGCAAAGCACTGGGGTCCACGCTGTGACCTGGCCTTTGCATGCTGGGCTGCACTGTCAGCCTACGCAGCATACCGACTCAACACCCAACCCAAAGAGGCAATCAATGGATAATCAATCAGAACGAAAAGGAACAATCGTAGAAACTGTGACGGAAGGAAACACCGTCTACGAACTGCGCGAGGATGAAGGCTACTTCAAACTCTACACTGTCGGAGAGCACGGATACTTCTGTGGCTACGTCAGTGCCCCGGAGTACTTGGAGGAGGCCATCTACAATCACGAAGAAGAGATGGGATTCATGCTCGCTCAAGCGCGAGAAGAGTTCGCGAACCACTAATACAACACAGAGGCAACCAAATGATTACTGCTTACGCACTATCAATCTTTATGACAATCGCATTCTCCTCAACCAACACACCAGACCCAAGAGGCAACCATGGATGATCACGACTGGGCAAAATGGGAAGCCTACTACGAACCGAAGCTACCTCACGACCATCCCCGGTGTGAGGAGTGTTCCGAGCATCTGTTCGAGGATGACATGGATCACGATGGCGATGCTGAGTTGTGTAACTACTGCGGCATTGTCTGTGATGCCTGCAATGAGAAGGCAATCAAGAAAGAAATCAAAGACGGAACTTCATATCACAAGGATGTGAAGAACCTTTGCATCTACTGCATTGAGCTTGTCGATGAAGGCGAGCTTGAGCCCGACGAAATCCACCCAATGTTCTACCCGTTCCAACAAGAGAGGCAACCATGTACACAGTAAAAGAGATCGACCCGATCATCGGAGAGAGACAGTTTGAGATTCACGATTGTTCACACTGCGAAGGCTCAGGCAGTGAGCAATGGCACCCTGGATGCGGAGACATGGCACCACCGCACTGCCGAAAATGCCATGGAGTAGGGCAGTACACCAAGAGGTGGCGCTTCATCTCCAAACTCGGAGTCAAGACAGAGTACAGCAGATGGCTCTACTGTGACCCAGACGATTGGAGCACAGTCAACCCAAACCCATGGACCACACAACCATAAGAGGCAACCAATGAGTAACACACAAGAAGAAACAGAAGAAAGGTTCATCGACTTCTTCCTCGGAGACAGTGAGGAGTTCCCACCTGAAGAGGCTTTGCCGAACGGCTGGCACAAACTAATGAAAGAAATCTACACCGCTGCCGGTGAGGTAGAGGACGCCATTGATCGCTACGAAGATGCCCACCGAAGGCTGTTGCAAATGGATGTGCCTGAAGAAGTCAAACAGTTGGCAAAGCGAGGGCTAAAAACCAGCAGTATCCGCAAGGACAACTGGCGAGGAATCATGGATGATTCCTTTGTCATAAACCGAGCAATGAGGGATGGCTGGAAAGACAACTGGCGACCCTATCACATGGAAGGTGAGTGATGGAGAAAGACTACGACATGGTTGTGTGCTTAGAGTGCTGGGCTTACGGCTCAAC